ACCGTACCCTTGCTCTGCGTGAAGTACGCCGCACCGGCGCCCAGCGAGACGTCGGAGGCGTGGACGGGAAAGGCGCAGACGAGAAGCGCCAGCGCGATTATGAGCTTGGCGAGTTTCACGGTTTCAATACCTCCCAGAAGCGGACGGAAGTGGCTCGGGCGTGAACTGGTCGAATGTCAACGGCGCCACGCCCTGGCCGACGGTGAGCGGAAACACACCGGCGCCGACCGTCAGCGGAACGACGCCCGTCCCCGTCGTCGAGATGAACGGCGTGTAGGGCGGGTAGTAGGGTTGGAATGGCGGCCAGGCCATCTCGTAGCCCCGGCGCCCGCACGTCGGGCAATACCCGCATGCGGGGCACTTCTCGGACATGGCGCCTCCCTACGGCGTCGGCGGCGTGTTGGCGACGGCCGCGGCCAGCCTCTGCGTGCAGGCGACACCGACGCCCGACACGAGCTCGGCCTTCCAGTCGTCGAAGTTCTGCCAGTAGGCTCCGCCGCCGAGTCGTAGGTAGATGTTCCCGAGGACGAAGGGCGCTTCACCGACTCTCAGGTCGAGAGCCCCGAAGGCGTGGTTCGTCTGATCGTCTCGGGCCCAGGTCACGGACGCTGACTTGCGGGCCGTGAACGAGTACGCGCCCTCGATGTAGGGCACCGTACCCTTGCTCTGCGTGAAGTACGCCGCACCGGCGCCCAGCGAGACGTCGGAGGCGTGGACGGGAAAGGCGCAGACGAGAAGCGCCAGCGCGATTATGAGCTTGGCGAGTTTCACGGAAGGAACCTCCCGGGTTACGGGGTTGGAGTGTTGGCGACGGCCTCAGCCAGCGCCTGCGTCTTGATGCCCAGGTCGTCGGCCAGCGCCGCGACCCGCGGGTCCACGCTCGCCAGCTCGTCGAGCTTGGCCTTGACGCCCTGCAAGAGCACCACGGCCGAGTCGATGACCCCATCGGTCGCGGCTACCTGAGTTTCCAACCGGTCTAGTTCGGGTGCCATTTTCTTCTCCCTTCGATTGATCTCTCGGACGAGAAATAGAATCTCGTCCAGCTTGTCGTGCACTCGGTCATCGTGCAGATGCACGTCCACGCGCGAATCGCTCATGGGGTTGCCTCGTACTCCGCGACCGCCGACCAGCTCCCGAAGGCTTGCACCTCGACGGCGCGGCAGTCGGTGTTCAGCTTACGCAGCGTCTCCAAGAGCCACTTCGACTCGCCCCGCGCCGTGAGGCCAAGCGGCATCTGCGGCACGACCTGCTGGAGCTTCTCCGCGAAGTAGGCCTCGGCGGTGTCCTGGGCGGTCGCTTCCAGCCTGCCCCAGGCCGTGTAGCTCTTCGAGCCGCGAACGGCGCCGGCTCTCACATGGAGGTAGATCGCGGCCATCGTTCTCCTAACTCGGATTGACCGGCACTGCCATCCCCGCACTGACCAGCGCCATCCCCAGGTCGGTGCCCGTGGACGGCGAAGCACCGCCGTAGAGGATGTAGCCGACCCAGCGGCCGTACTTGTCTCGCCCGTGGGCCGTGAAGGTGACCATCGTCGTCGGCAGGACCCTCGCCTGCACCCAGCGCAAAGCCTCGACTCCTTCGGTGGTAGAGAGTTCCGGGCAGTTCACGCCGCGCAGCCGAGTCGTCACCGTGAGCGCCACGCGGAAGCCGAGGTCCACCCGCAGCTCGTGGGTGTCGCCGTCCACGGTGCGGATGTACTCCGCCTCGAAGGAGCGGACTGGGGCGACGTTGCAGACGGGCGGGATCATCGGCGTCTCCAGAGTGACTTCAGCGCTTCGGCAAGGAACCATCCACCCGCGAAGCCGATCGCGAAGAGCCCCACCTGCCCGACCGTAACTTGGGCCAGCGGCGTGTCCAGCCAGGCCAGCATCACTTGGTGCCCTTCGTGACGCGGATGGTGCCGACGTTTTGCCGGTGCTCGCGGTAGCCACAGGTGTCGCACCGGACACGGAAGTGCTCGCCGGGCAGATCGCAGGTCTCGCACTTCACATTGATGCCCTTCGGGTCCTTCCGTCCGAGCAGATACTGGATCACCACGTCCGTAGATCCACACTTGGTGCAGCGCGTCGTGAGATGATCCACCATCGCATCCTCCCCACGTTTCACCCTAGCAAACACGGCGCAAGAGATTCCACCGAATCAGGCGGCGTGAAACATCAGGCGATGCCGAACTCCTCCCAGGGACCCCTCGCAGCGAGCCCGGTGTGCCGCGTCGCCTCGTTGAAGAGCCAGGCCGCGATGACCTGGTCGCTCGTGTGGCTCGTAGGATCAAAGGACAGGAGCCCGTCCAGCAGTAGCTGGATCTCCTTCTCGACGCGCATCCCGTCGCCGCACGGGAGCGCCCAGCGCTTCTGCGCGAAGTCGATCGACATGCCACGGACGCCGATCGTCGGGTCGCGCTTATATTTCGCAGTTGTGGTATGCGGCATGACGCGGATGCGGTCCAGGTCCGAGTCCTCGAAGCCGACGCTGCGGATCATGTCATGGTCGTTGAGGATCGATAGGAAGTCGTCCTGTGCGGCATTGTTCTCGACCCTGAATCCGGCGTGGTCCGGGTAGGTGCGGAGAATGTCCAGGACCTCTCGCAGCCGCTCCTTGAGTTCCCAGCGGCCCGACCGAGCGTCGAGCGTGACCTTGGTGCGGCCGTAGGGCCCCTCGCGGACTGTCCCCGTGTGCATTGCCGTACTGTCGGCCACGTCCTTCTTGGAGATGGCGAGGTCGATGCCGGTAACGACGGCCTCGCCGGGCCGCGCCGGTATCGGCATCCGCCCGAGGCCCATCTGCACGCCGAGCGCCTTGGCGTACTCCAGGTCCTCGATCTTGAAGGCGGCGATGGCCCCCGAGCGGGCGATGCACCGGATCGAGCGGGCGAACTCCTCGGGGTTGAAATTCTGCCGCGCCCACTCGATCCGCCACGCCGGCCAGCCCGATTGCTTCTTGGAGATCGGGTCGATGTGTAGTTCAGGCCAAAGGCCGCCGACCGCGATCTGCGCGACGAGCTTGCCGGCCTTGTCGTGCATCGTCCCCGTCTCGCCGTCGAACCGGGCGTAGGCGTATCCCGGCTTGGCGCGAATGACGTGCCGCGTGTCGGTCAGGTTGAAGGGCGTCCCCACGTCCTCGTGCCGGCCGTTCGGGTCGAGGCGCGAGAGGACGGCCTGATCGAAGCGGGTCGTCGTCTTGCGCCGCGCCTGCTCGGTCCAGGTCGAGTCGATGTCCAGGAAGTCGTCGGTGTCGAGGATCGACCAGCGGCGGCCCGGGATCGAGCCCTCAATGCCGATGGCCACGATCGACGGGTCCTTCAGGTTCGACGGCGGGCGCTCGACGGTCAGCCGGAGGTTGCCGCGGCTGCGGCCGAACTTGTCGATGCGAAGGTGGGGGAAAACCTTATGGCAGCGCTCGTTCGACTCGATGTTCGTTCGGATCACGTCCACGTACTGCTCGGCGAGTTCAGGGGCGTTGGAGACCATGCCGATGTTCTCGTTGCAGTTCACGCCGAGCTGGAAGAGCTTGCGGGCGATGGAGACCTGGAAGGACTTGCCGTGTCCCCAGGGGGCGTCCACCGTGGCGAGCTGGTTCGCGTCGAAGAACCCCTGCAGCCTGCGATGGAACGGCCACTGCTTGACGCCGAAGATGTAGCTGATCGCCTTGTTTATGTCGGTCCTGGCCTCGCGCGCCTGGATCTCCTCCCTGAGATCCGTGAACTCTAGGATCTTGGCGCGATAGGCCGGGTCCTTCGCGTACCGGGCGCGGTCGAAGCCGGGGTCAGAGAGCGGCATTGCTGCACGCTGGGCAGGACGTGGGCCGCCCGCAATTACTGCATTCGCATGACCCTGCCGCGCTCGGCGCATCCTTCGCCTCCAGGTGCTCGGCGATCTTCTCAAGCGCCTGCCGGATTCGGCGCATATCGCGCTGCCATTCCAGGACCTCTGTTTCGCTCATCTCTTCTCCTCGATCTCGCGCAGCGCCTTCTCGGCCAGACGGATCATCCAGTGCTTGCCCCCGCCAGGCTCAGCACCAGAATGAAATGGCGTGAATCCTTCTGCAATGGCCTTCAGCGCCTCCACCGCAACGGCCAGGCGGGATTCGGCCTTGCGCATCCTGTCTATCAGCTCCATCTCTTCTTGTGGCGACATTCGACTTGATGCTCCGCTCATGCTGACACCCACTTCCCGTTCGTGATGAAGCCGTGGTCTCCACATCCGCAGGCCAAGCTCGGCGTAACCGTTAGCGGCTCCTTGCTGACGAGCGTCCAGCCTGTTCCACCTAACGTGATATGCCCAAGACAAGGCGCTGGCTTGTCAAATCCGTGACCCACCCACAACTGCTCACCGTCGTGCTCGCCGTATGGATCAGTCCCAATCCAAACCAAGTGGCCGAGGCCGATGTCAAGATCCGGCTGGCGCCAGTTATCGGAAGGCAGTTTGACGCTCACTTTGCCCCCTCCGTCTCTTTCAGCGCCTTGGACCAGCCACGCTTGCCGTTAGTGCCAATGATCGACACATGTGGGTCCGCCAGCGTGTGTGCTCCTTTAGGCCGCCTCATGCCGTCTCCGCCGCGATCAGGGCTGCGACTTCCAGCACCAGTAGAATCGGCTCATCGCCATTCGCCATGTCGGCCAGTAGCTTGCCTCGCTGTTCTGAGATCGCGCGTACGAACTCGGTTTGGATCTCCAGCAGGCGCTCGCCCAGCCTGTCCCGGTAGTTCGCCTGCACATCTGCATATGCCACGCTGTCCACCTCGGGCAGATGCTTCGCGATCTCCATGCAGGCCACTTTGGCCGCCTCAATGGCCCCCCTAACGTCCTCGGGGGAGAGGTAGTCAGTCATGGCTTCACCGCCGGCACTTCGTTCGCCTCCTTGAATCCACGACTCAGGTCGTAGACCTCGCGCGCCTGGATCTCCTCGCGCAGGTCGGTGAACTCTAGGATCTTGGCGCGATAATCAGGATCGCGCGCGTACCGGGCGCGGTCGAAGCCGGGGTCAGGGGTCGGCATGCTTCAGCCACTGCTCGATGGCATGGCGGATGTGCCTCCGTTCATGCGGTATCGCCACTCGGCCCTGGCGGATCCGGAATGAGTGGCATTCGCCCTCTACCGGTCCACGGCTGGGACCCGCGAGCAGCGCGCGTCCTCAACCGGTGCTTAATTGCGCAGGCATCGCACTCGCGGGAATAGTGCTCTCGCCTCTTCCCACAGGCCACACAGTTGCCGGACTTGAGTTGTGCTCTCCTCCAAGCAGCGACCTTATCCGCCTTCTTCCGCGCGATGATCCACTTCTCGACGATGCTTCGGTGTTCGCGGCGCAGCTTCCCCGTCTCAGACTTAAGCAGCCGGATCGCGTCTCGCTCGAAGGCTTCCCGCCACGCGCGCCATGCACCCGGATTCTCAAGGACTGGGGCATTTATCAGCCCTCGGAGTAGCTCAACGGCCCGCAGCCGGCGCTGCTCAAGGATCTGGTCGTATTCGAGACACCCGGCCTCGTCGTGACAGCAACAGTCGCACGGCCTCGCACCGCGAGAAGCCATGGCCGGATCCTCTATCCTCAAGACCCGCTGCCTCCTCGGTTAGAGTTTGCGTTCGCCTCGTAGCCTGGTCTTGAGCACGTGCACCGCCCGAATGCTCACCGCCGGCATCGCATCGCCGTCCGACCGCTCGATGCGGTAGAGACAATCGGGGTCGGGATCCTCGAAGACCCGGAAGAAGTCCATCCCGTACCACGTGCGCCCGATCCTCAGCAGGCGCTCCGTTGCCAGGAACTCGACTTCGGACTCGCTGGCGGTTTTCACTCCAAGTCCTCCGGCTTCGTGCCCGCTACCGCCGGGAAACGTCCGGCACGAAGTACCCCCTTGCCGAACCCCTCCCAGAACGACTCGCCGCCCGTGCCGTCAAGAACGTCTACGATCCGTTCGAGCGCGCGGGCAATACGGTCCAGCGGCTCGATCCTGCGCCTCTCGATCTCGGCCCTCGCCTTTGCGGCCTCAGCGACCAGATGCTGCGTGTATGCTCCCATCATGCTCCCTTCCCCGGCCTGCACTTGTCGCAGCGCACCTTCGGGCTGGGGTGCCCGCACTGCGTGCAGAGGCCGGCGCTACGCCGCTTCGTGAAGTTCTCGCGCGACTTGGCCTTGAAGTAGTCGCGATGCGTCGAGCAGTAGCGATGCGGCGCGCTTGGCGTTCTACACCCGTAGTACACGCAGAGCCCGCTCGCCCGCATCTCCTCGCGGTACTTCAGTTCGGACGGCTTGACGGTCACGGTCACCCCTCCTCCACTGACCCGCGGGATTCGATCCAGGCTCGCATCGTTGCGGCGGTGGCGGTGGGTGGATCGCCATGTCCTGCGGAAAACGAGTGCTGCCCAATCCAGGCAAGGATCGCCATGCGCTCCTCGGCGGCGCCCATTTCATGCGCTAGCTTCTCGGTCTCTTGCAAGAGTAGGCCAGGCTGCTCGCGGGCAAGTCGTTGGTAGTCAGTCAATGCCGGAGCCTCACGCAGTGCCTCCGCCACCGCGGCGTCGATGGCTTCGGCGATCTGCGCGGCGCCTTCTTTGATCTCCTGGACATTCGGTCCCCACCACGAATCCCAGAGTGCTTGCGCCCTCTCCACCGCCTTCTCGCTCGGCATCACGTCTGCACCCCACAGACGAACAGCTTCCCGTTCGCGTCGCAGTAGAGCCCATAGCCTTTGGTCCACACCCGCCACCGCGCCTCGGCGTGTGCGATGTGCTTCGGATCGAGGTCGGTGTCGCGGCAGAGCTCAACGATGGCCATGAGTTCCGCATCCCCAGCCGCAGCCCGAGCCGCATCCCCAGCCGCAGCCCGAGCCGCATCCCCAGCCGCAGCCCGAGCCGCACCCCGAGCCGCATCCCCAGCCGCAGCCCGAGCCGCAGCCCGAGCCGCACCCCAAGCCGCATCCCAAGCCGCATCCCAAGCCGCAGCCCGAGCCACATCCCGAGCCGCAGCCCCAGCCGCAGCCCGAGCCGCATCCCAAGCCGCAGCCCGAGCCACATCCCAAGCCGCAGCCCAAGCCGCATCCCAAGCCGCAGCCCGAGCCGCAGCCCGAGCCGCATCCCAAGCCGCAGCCCGAGCCGCATCCCAAGCCGCAGCCAAAGCTGGCGCAAGATGCAGACTCCACGCTTCCTCCGGCTCACCGTCCGGCTTTAACCACTGGATGCCTGGGATCGTGTCGAGGAATGTCTCGACTCGCTGCCACGGCTTTGGGAACTCGACTTGCCGCATGAGCCGCGCGCGACGCACGCAGATCTTGTTCTCGTTCACTTCGCCGTGCTGGCCCTCGTGCTCGGTTTCGTAGATCGCGCAGCCGCGCTTGTACCAGGAGAATGGCGACGAGGTGAGGTGAATCCCACGCTCGCACATCGCGAGCGGGCCATCGACCTCGACCCACGCACCCGGCTTGCCGTTCGGCAGCGGCCATTCCATCGTGCCGCCGTGTGCGCTCTTGCCGTCGACCAGGACCTTGTAGAACTTCGTTTCGGTCATTGACCCTTTTCCTCCTCGGTCTTGGTGCCCGCTTCGAGCACGTTCGCGAGCTGCGCCAAGCGTGCTTCGAGTTCCTCGATCGTCGGCTCCACCTCCGCCTTCCTCTCCGTCGTGAGATCCACCTGCTCGCGGAGGATGCCGAGGCGCTTGTAGACGAGAGTGGCCGCCGCAGTGTTCTCGGGATCCAAGGCGCCCCGATAGACCGCGGCGTCCACCTCGGCAATCCGCTCGGCGAAGAACTCCAGGTTGAGGCGGCAGCGGTGGCGGATGATCTTTTCGAGCTCGGCGCTGAAGTCGGGGTCGGTTCGCCAGGCGTACCAGGTCGACTCCGCGATGCCGGCCCGACGCGCGAACTCGGCTACCTTCTCGCCGGGCGGTGCCGAGGCCCACGCCGCGAGGACGAGGCGCTGGCGGGTCGGCAGGTCGCCGGTAGCGACGAGGGCGGTGCGCAGGCCGTCCAGGGCGGAATCTCCAGAACCGGCCGGAACGCTCCGGGGCTTGGCGGGCTTCGACTCCTCCGCTTCCCGGCGCATCTTCGCGGCCACCTTGATATTCGACCGCATGATCGCGGCTCCCAGTGGCGTCAGGGCGGGCTTCTTGGGGCGCTTGGGCGTCATTCAGATCTCCCTGCTCCACGTTCCAGTCGGTCGGCCTCGTCGCGCAACGCCCTGGCAAAGTCACGCTGCTGCGCTTCGCCCTCACACAGGGAATAGGTCCTGCGACAGAGGCCACCGTCCGGCCCAACGGTATAGACAACGAGGGCGAATGCGATGGCGTCGTCCAGGTGGGCGCTCGCCCAATATCGGTCGGTGCATTCAGGTGCTGGCACCTTCCTCATCCTCGCAAGCGCAAGAGCCATCGAGGCCCGGTACTTCTTCAGAAGATTCTCCAACGGCCCCGTGGCATGAGTCACGCAGACCACTCGCTCGAACTCGCCATTGTTGCGACTCGACAACAGCATGAAGTCGTCAGCGGCAAGGACCTTAAAGACGGCCTCAGCCTGCGCTCGATCGCGCTTCTCGAGCAGCCGTGGCTTCATCGCTTCACCTTTCGGTACGCAGCTCTGGTGGCGGGTCGGCTCGGAAGTCACGCCAGCGGGTGGCGGTGGTTCGGCTGGTGTCTTCGGTCATGGGGCGCTCCTGTCGAACTCGCGCATTCCTACACCGTGGCAGACCGGGCAGTCGTAGGGATCTGTCGATGGCGTGTCCGCCCCGGGGTAGCGCCTCCGGTCGAGATGCTGGGCTGGAACTTCCATCCCAGACTCATCGCCCTGCACGAGTCCGGAACCCTCGCAGTTGGAGCATTCCTTCATCCCGCCCCCTCGAGCGCCGCGCGGTCCGACGGGCGCCGGCCACCCCGTACACCGGCCTGCCCGTCGTCCGCCTTGAGATCAATCCCGTACTCCTTGGCCTTCCCTCGGCAGACGCCCCAGAAGTACCTCGACGGGTTGCCGATCGGTGCCCGCCGGCCCGCCCTTGCGTTGGCGAGGTCATCGTCCACGGCCATCTGCGCCTCCCGCGTGTACTTGGCTCCCAGGAAGAAGATCGCGGCGAGATGCAGCCTGCGGTACGAGTGCAGCCCCGCGGGCTCCTTGCCGCTCTTCTCGTCGAGCCAGCAGCCGATCTCGTCGGCGTAGAGCTTGGCGGCGTCGATCTGCCTCTGTGAGAGGCGGGTGACTCGCGGATCGCGCCAGAGCATCCCCTGCTTCGAGGCAGAATCAGCGACTGGCGTCGGGGGCTTCGGGCGCGGGTCGTAGATCAGGTCCGTGCCCGTTCCAGCTCTTTTCAAAAACGTTGATCCGGTTCCGGCATGGGGCCTGCTCTTCGGATCGGATCCGGACAACGGTGTTTTGAAATGCCTTCCGGAGTCGGATTCGGAGACGGAACGGAGAAGATCCGGATCCGGACTCTGAGCGCGGCGAGGCTCGCCGGTATGGCCATTGCGGAGAGCTTCGCCGGTATGGACCTCTGACGGCTGTTCTTCCGGTTGCTCCAGCGCCACGATCTGCGCAACTCGTTGACTCTTAACGGGCGGTCCATTGCGGCGAATCTCGCCGGTATAGAACTCGGTGGCAGCGCCGTCCGGGATTCTCTCGGCCCCATTGCGGCGAGCCTCGCCGGTATAGAGGGCTGAAATGGCGTTTCTCGCAGTTACGACCGCCTCATCATCGGCCTCATCTTGCGTAACCAGTTGACTGCACTCGCGGTTTCCATTGCGGCGAATCTCGCCGGTATGGATGTCTCCGGGGTGCGTCGGGTTGTCGAGTGCGACGCGGATCTCGTCCGCGATGCGACTTGCGCCGCCGCGCGCCTGCGGTGCGTAGCGCCTCGACTTGGCGGCGATGAAGTGGCGATGCAGCAGCTCGTGGCGTCTCGCGTCCTCGACACTGAAACGCGCAACGCCAGCGGTGCCGAGCCAGCGCCGCACCGTTCGCTCAGAGAGACCGGTCAGCGCCGCGATCTCGGCCTGCGAGGCATGGATGATCCCCTGCTCGTCTGCAAGCTGACGTAGCGCCAGCACGAGGCACGTGGCCTCGGTTCCGAGGGTCCCCATCCAGCGGGAGAGGAAGTAGTCGCCACCCGCAGCCTTCCCCACCACTCCACCGCCCCTCTCCAGCTACGAGCTTAAGTGCGCCTCAAAGTACGAGAGGCGAGGGACCGAATGCCGCGTAGGGTGGAACCGTCTCGTAGCGGACATTCGGGCAGCGATCCCGGGCGTGTCTCGACGCCCGGAGGAGGGTGCCATCGCGCACTCTTGGGATTCCACGGTCACCGGCCCCCGCCTCTCGATTAAGCTCACGTCCTTGCCTTCCTGAAATCCTTCGCCCCGGGGCAGGTCGTCCAGTGCGGGTCGAGGTCGGCCGAGAACGGCGACCACTTGCCCGACTTCATGCGGAGCCACGAGATCGGCGCCCTGCACTCCTCGTCCCGGCACCGACCCGCTCGGGCGCCCATGCCGTCGAGGATCATCCCGAGCTGCCCGCGGTCCCAGTACCAGTCGGGCATGCCGCCGAGGAGGTCCGGCTCGCCCATCATCTCGGCCAGCCGATGCAGCCGCTCGCGGATCTCAGGGCTCACGGCGACGTCGCCGGGACGGATGCGGGCGGGGTTGTTCTTCACAGGTCCCACTCCTCGTCCTCGTCCTCGGGCCATCTCTCTCGCCGCCATGCCTTCAGCTCGTTGAGCAGGCGGCGCATCAGGCCGAGCCTGGGTGGCGCGCTTCGTTCGGGCGCCGGGATGTTGAGGATCTGCCGCTCCATCTCCAACTGCATCTCCAGCCCGGCGCGCCGCTGTTGGCAGTAGATGTAAAACGCCAGCACGGGATCGTCGATCGGGAGATCCACGCCCCAGCTCGCATCAATCTGGACCGGCTCGAACGGTGGCCCGACCATCACAGCACCACCGCCTGCGGGAGTCGTCGTTCTTCATGGCTTGCACCCCGCGTCCTCGCAGCGGAGCCGCATGGCCGAGAACAGGCCACGAGCGAAGTTCGCGTAGGCCGTGTCACCGTCAGCATCGAGCTCCACCTCGACCTCCTGCACCAGCGCCAAGAGTTCTAGGCGCGCCAGATTCGCCCCCTTCTTTTCGCAGGCGTCGCAGGTCTCAGCGAGACGCGGGATGGTCGAGCCCTCTAGCGCCTCCGCCACCGCCGCGTCGATGGCCTTCGCGGCAGCCGCCACGCTCAGCATCGGAATGGGGGCGCCAAATACGTCTACAAACTCCTTCGCCCTATCCATCGCGTCCTTCGTGGCCATCACTCCATCAACGCCTTTTTCTTTATCAGCTCACCCAGATCATAGAAACTCTGCGGCCCGCCCGGCCTAGGGCCGGTCGAGATCTCCGCCATGATCTGCGATAGAGCGGCTCTATAGCCCAAAGAGAAGGCATCCGCTTTGCCCTGGGCGGCGTCACTGATCTCGTGCGGATTCTGCTCGGCGCGCAAGAAGGCCTTCTCCAGCAGGTCCACGATCCGCCCAACGCCGTGTACGATTTCTCGCAAGCTGTTGCGAATGTCGTACTTCAGCTCATCATCCAAGTCAGCCATCCAGCACCTCGATCCAGCACTTCTCAACCCGCGTCGCGGCTCTGATCTTCGGGAAGAGTCTCGCGAACGCGCTTCGACTTGACCGCAGGGAGTCGCCCGCCCACAAGGCTCCGACGAGGATGCAGCCCTCGGTATCGTGGGCGTCGTTCCCCGGATGGATCCGCACGCCCGTAAAGTTCTCCACCTCGAGCAGTCGCGGCATCATCCGCCCGAACCTCTCGCTCCAGTCCACGATGACCTCGTAGGTCCCCGCCGGCATCGCCGTCATGCCCGGGACCTTCATCGGCCTGACGAGATCCTCGAGAGTGAAGCACTCGAACATCTCGCCGGCCGTGGATTCCAGGCCGACGTACAGCCTGCCCGGCGTCGCCTGCCCGATCGGCGGCTGTCTGCGAAGGGTGAGCCTCATACTCGAACCCCATCCGCATGAGATCGAGACAGGCAGCGTCGTCCCTGAGCCGGTCGTCCTCGCCAGCGAAGGTCAAGGGCGGCGAGATGTCCCGCTGTCGGTGGATGCGGCGCGTGATGGAGTAGACAAGCCTCGTGGAGATTTTCGCCTGCTCGCACCAGCGCCGCGCCCACACCGCCAGGACTCGCAGCTCCTGAACATTGACGTGGATTACGACCTGCTCGCGGTCCAAACACCACGATCCTGAGTAGCCGCAGCCAGAACAGGCCGCGGCCGATGTCGCACGCTCCCTCGCCCCGCACAACAGACAGAACCCGTCCACTGAGACTCCTAGGTGCTACTTGGCTCGGCTGCGGGAGTCCGGCATGGTACAGGATCACGGCTTGCCTCCGGCGGTTGCCCTGATCGCATTCAGTCGCCGCTCGACGCGCTCCAGGTCCTCGCGGAGCTTCTTGCGTTGGCCGATCCAATAGTTGACGCTCCACGACAGATTGCGCCGCATCGATTCCAGGCATGCCATCGCCTGGCGTTCTTGCTCCTTTTCAAGCGCCTCGCGCTTGCGAACGCAGGCCTTTTCGCATTCTTCCCGCGCGACATACAGCTCCGCTGCGTCGGTGAAGTTTTGGGTGCTGTTTCCGTAACTCACCCTGTCGCCATGCACGCGCACTTGCCGGCAGACGAAAACCTCCGGGCGCACCTCCCACGACCAGAAGCTCACCCGCCCTTGCGGGCCTTCGTACCCCAGCCCGCAGCAGCTACAGTCAAGCGTCCACTCCCCGCTTGCCGTTGTCAGCCTGTTCGTTAGCGTCCCGGCGCACTCCGGGCACGGCTTCCACTCCTTGCGCGGCACAGGCGACACCACCCACAACTCGGTGCCGATCTCGAATGGAATCGGAAAGGTCGCAGTCACGGCTTCCCTCCCGCGAGCGAGAGCACGGCAAAGAGCACGAACACGGCGGCGATGAGGCACGCGAGCCCCAGCGTCGAGAGGAGGGTCAAGAGGTAGGGCGCTCGGCCGCCCCACCTCTGCCCCACCGGGCGGCAGTCACTGCGCCCGATTCGCATCACTCGGTCACCTCCGGGTAGCACTCCTTCTTGGCGAGCGCGCGGTCGATCTCGGGGAACACGTTGCGGTTCTTCCGCAGGTAGTCCTGGACCGCCATGCGGATGACGAGGTTCGGGCACGCGTCGAGGAACGCCGCGTGCGCCTCGACCGCCAGGACCTCCTCCTCCTGAAGCGAGAACCGCGTCGAGACGTACTGGCGACCGCCGGGGTGGATCTTGTCCTCGGGGGTCCAGCGCGGCACGTCGAGGAGGTTCGGGGCGGTGTCGAGGTTCATGGCGCCTCCTCCGCGTCGACGATGCGGGGGCCGGGCTCGTGGCTCTCCAGTGGACCCTCGAGCCCGACCTTCCGCAACGCGGCGCCCACTTCGGGGAGCTGTGCAGCCGACTCCCCGCGTTCCCCCATTTCCTCGACCCTCGCCGCCAACGCCATCTCGGGGTTCTTCGCGATGAACGGCCAGATCGCCCGCACCGGCGTCTTGCGGTACATCGCCTCCGTGTTGTCGCCCCAGCCGATGCCGTTCGGAGCGGCGGACACGGCTCTGCGCATCTCGATCTGCTCGGCGCTCATCACCTTGAACTTCGGAGGCCGGTCCTGAGCCCGGGCGATCGCATACGCGAACGTCATCGGCTGCTCTTCGCGGCCCAGCTCCATCGACGGCTTGTGGCGCAAGAACTGGTCGAGCCCATAGCAGTAGTCGAAGTCGTCGCCCAGTCGAACCACCTCGGCCGAGATGTCGATGCCGGCCCGCCACGCAAGCTCCACCATGCCGGGATAGCCGATCAGCATCGTCGCGACGTAGACGTCCCGCTTCTCCTTCGCGCTCGCCCTCCCGTCCTTGCGCGGGATCAGGAAGGCGTGGCCGAGCGGCGTGTTCGGCTCGAGCCCGATCTGGCAGAGCGACACGACGCAGCCGGCGAAGGACCGCGTCACGTGCTGGCGCGCCTCATCCGAGAGCCCTTCCAACTGCAAGAGCTTGGGGTTCTGGCGGACGGCCGTCAGGAAGAGCCGCCCCATGCGCTCGGGATTCAGGTGCCGGGGCAGGGACGACTCGATCGCAGGGCCGAGACGGGCCAGGACGCCGTTCACGTCGGGCAGCGTCTCGATCTTCTGGCTCGCGGGCTGGATGCGGCCCGTGGCGTCCGTGTTAACGCGGGTCATCGCGACACCGCCTTACCCGGCCAGAACCGGAACTCGCGGAAGGTGACCGCCTTGCGGACGTGCTCCGAGATCGTCTTGTTCTTCCAGGTGAACCGCGAGCCGTCGGGGAGCAGCGCCTCGGCCGCATCGCCCATCGCGGCCTTGACCTCGTTCTCGACGGCCTCGATCTCGCCGCCCAGGGTCTCGCGCTGCCGCTTGAGGTCCAGGAGCCGATACGCCTTGTCCTCGAAGCTGTTCGCGAGCCTCACCTGCCGGTCGCTGCTCTTCGGGAAGAGCGAGCCGAGAGCCTTCGCCGCACCCGCGCCCAATGCATCGGGCGGCACCGTCTCGGTCTCGACGTAGCCCCAGAACTCCCCACAGCGGCCGATGATCTCGGAGATCAGCCGCTCGTCGCGCTCCACGTCGGCCCAGACGAGCCGCTGGCCACCGATGAGACAGGCGACCGTGTCGCGCTCGGAGCCGAGGCACAGCATCTCGGCCTGGACCTGCGCATAGGTCTTGGGCGGTACGCCGTCGGCCCAGTCGGCCTCCCTGAAGGCGGAGGTCGTCTTGGCTTGAAGGAGCCAGGGAGCAGAGCCGTCTTCCCAGGTCCAGCCGTCGGGGGTCGCGAGCGACCAGCAGTGCTCCTTGGAGCGGTAGAGGATCCGCGAGCGTTCGGCCTGCCGGCCGCTGCGCTCGGCGTAGGCGGCGATGACGACGGGCTCGAGACGCAGGCCCCAGTCGGCGGCCTCGCCGGCCACGTCCTCGAAGTCCTTGCCGAGCTTCTCCATCCAGACCTGGAGTGGGCCGCGGTAGCGGTCGAGGCCCAGGATCGCAGGGACGTCGCTCGCCCCGATGCCGCCGCGCCGGGCACGGAGCCAGGCCTCACGGTCGTCGGCGGAGCAGACGGGTTCGCAGGTTTCGAGCAGAGCGGTTCGCATGTGACTGGCTCCAGTTCTCGTGCGGCTACACCAGCCGCGTGGTTCGGAGCCGCTGGCTGTGTGCCGGCGGCAAGAGGCGGGAGGGGGCTAGGGCATGGCGGCCTCCTCGCGCTCGAGGAAGCCGCGCTTCTGGGCCGTGGGGGCCCAGCGGCGGGTGTAGCCCACGAACACCTTGCCGCAATGCGGGCAGCGCCACGAACCTTCCAGCTCTAGGTCTAACGGAAGTGGCGTTCCGAAGGCCTTCGCCAGGCGCCTCGACGCTTCGGCCGCCCCATAACCCACGATCGGCTCCTCATTCGGGTCTCTCAACTCGACCTTCACTTCGGCTCCTTCTCCACCGGCACAAGGCGAATCCGCTCGCCGTTAAGGTGCACCACCTTGATGGCCTGGAGCTGATCCACCCAGTCCTCGCCTTCGATCACCAGGTGCAGGTGGACCTCCCGCGAGATACCACCGATCCCCACGGAGATGTCCATCGCCGCGATGAAGGCCCTTGCGTCTAAGGTCTCTGTCTTCACTTCGGCTCCTTCTCCAGGTTCGCGGCCCTCGCAGCCCGTCTCATGGCCACCAGGGTCTTTTCGTATGGATCCAGAACCACGCCAGCGCCTTCCGCGATGCTCAGCGCCGGTCCGTAGTACTCCGCCCGCTTTACCAGCGTCCCCGGCGGCATCTCCCAAAGGTCCAGCGCCTCGAGCGCCCCGACAGCAACCGCAAGGCGGCGAATCGTCGCGAAGGTCGGGTTGTAGTCAGGCTCGGTCTCGATGCGGCCTACCGTGTTCCTGGAAGTCTTCGCCGCCCGGGCAAGCTCCACCTGCGTCAGCCCGGCGAGCTTCCGCCAGGCCTCGAGCTGGATCTTGGGTGGGCGCTTCTTCATGTCCCAAAGATGGGGCTTTCGTGGGCGGGCGTCAAGGGGAATCTTCGGGCTTCGGCCAGTCCTCCGGCTCCATCGGCTTCCCGGCGACGATCTCCAGGACGCCCCGAACGACGGCGCCGGGGTAGGCCGCATACGGCACCGGCTCGCCCGTCTCAGCGTCCTCCAGCCTCACCTTGCCCGTGGGCCGGCACCCGCGGTAGACCGTCCCATCGACGAGCCCCACGGTCAGGCCGCCGTCCTCCTCGCGCTCCATCCAGGCGACGGGGACGCCGCCCATCTCGCCCTCCTGCCCGGGCTTCGGCGTGAACCGCTCACCCATCCCCCAGCTCCTTCGCCACGACCGGCGGGGCTATCGGTGGCCCCCAGAGGAAGGCGCGGACCTTGGCCGGCCCATCGGGGCTCAGACCGTCAGGGACGAAGGAGACCTCCCGCGGGTCGAAGCCGTCAGCCGGGAACCCCTGGCTGCGGACCATGACGGGCTCGGGCGGCCCAAGGTCGTCGCCGTACTTGCGCCTCGCCCAATACCAGCCGTCCCCCGCCCCCGGCTCCTCCGCCCACTCGAAGGGCGTTATCCCGGCGCGTATTGAGAAGCCCATCAGCGCGCCCCCTTCTGTAACAGAATCAGCAGAGCGACGATGAACCCGCCCATCGCGATGAGTGCCGAGATGAACCAGGCGTAGTCCCTCGTCCTGTTGACGGCCAGGTGCAGGACCCAGCCGACCTCGAAAAGGCCCCAGGCGAGGAATGAGGCGGTACCGCCGACTCCCCTGGTCGCACCGGCCGCGTTGGAGATCAGACAAACGGCAAACAGCGCTGCGACCGAACCGGCCAGGAACTTCAGGAGAATCACGGCTCGACCCCCAGCCAAGGTGAGGGCCAGAACGCTACGCCTACCCCCGCCACAAATCAAGAGGGCCCGGGCGAACCCAGGCCCCCTCGAGCGCTCCGACCTGCGTTTCGGCGCGCCTACATCGCGGCCTGTTTCCCCGCTACGGCCTTCCAGCCGTGCTCGTGGATGGCCCGCTGGAGGATGAGCTGGGCGCCGGCCAGCACCGCGCCGGTCAGGTACTTGAAGATAGACACCCCGAAGATCCCGGCGACGAGCAGGTGCCCGGTCCCGAGCCCGGCGTGCGGGATGCCGGCGGCGTCTTGGAAGCGGTTCAGCACGAGCAGCGCGTCGGCCAGAAAAGTGGACACGAGCACGAAGAGCGGGACGAGCCGGTTCTGTATTCCGGGGATGACGCGCATGACGACTCCGACGACGGCGCCGATTGAAGTCGCGAGGGCAAGGGCCTGTGCCAGATCCATTTTCTACTCCTTCTTGGAGCGGCCGACCCTCGCCGCAGGTTGACTATGGTTTCTTCGTGAAGTGATAGATCAGGATGCCCACCACGATGGAGCCGATGGCGCTGCCCATGATCGCGGCAAAGGCCGCACTCGCCGCGATCCGCCCCTGCAGGTTGCTCGTCGTGCGCTCCAGACCCGAAAGCCGCTCGAACATCTCGGTATGTGCCCCCTCGTTCTTGGCCCACCCATCGCGGACGCTCTGGTGCATGGATTCGTCTGCACCTTCGTGCCGCGCGAACTCCTGCTCGACCGTTCTCAGCCGCTTGTCGATGCCGTTGGTTTCCTCCGGCACACGTTCCTCCTCGTCCGCATGCCGCCACGAGGGAGCGCGGCATCATGCAGGCACGGAGTACACCTCCTGCGCCACCACACGGACCATGAGCGGGGAATCGGGGCCCTTGACGATGGTCGCCGAGAGCACGTTGAAGTAGTGCCCGCTCCAGGCCGACGACCCGTCCAGCCCGTGATACTTTACCAAAGTCGCCATGGAATCCGCGAACCGAATCACGTGCCCCGGCTGCAAGTCGCAGTACGGCAAGTAGGTTAGGAACTCGACCGTCAGCCGCCTGTCCCGCCTTAGATTGCAGTACCACTTGCAGAGCTGGTCCGCCACCTTGTGGCTCCAGACCCAGGGGGCGTCGACCGAGAACTTGCGGCGGATGCCGTAGCGGGTCTCGGTCTGAGCGCAAGCCGCGCGATAGTTCGCGCCAAGGGATTCGAGGTTATCCGCCGTCGCCGAGACGAACTTCTTGTAGGCGTACTTCCGGGTCGGCGGGTGCCAGCCGTAGTTGAGCTGAAACTGTGAGGCCAGCTCGTCGAGGGGCTGCGGGATGACCCGGAACGAGCCCTGGTCCGGGGCGAGGTCCAGCACCTCGAAGAGCTTGGCTCCGGCCCGGTAGTAGCGCTCGGGGGCTTCCAGGTCAGGGCGCGGACAGTCCACGAAGTAGCGCCACTCGTAGCCCGTGGCCGAGACCTGCTTCTCACAGAACCCGAGGCCCTGGGTTGCGATCTGTGCCCGCAGCGCGCCCCAGGTCGTCTTTTCGTCCTGGAGGATCGAGAGGCGCCATTTCTCCGCGCCGCCGCCGACGTAGAGGTTGAGCTGATCGCGGGCCCGCTCAAAGCTGCCGAAGTTGGTTCCGGTGGCCCTCGCGACATAGTCGGCCACATACTTGTCGAGAAGGAACAGAATCGAGTCGGTAGGGCTCTCTACGATCGCCCCGGCGACGCCCGTGTACTTCCCCACCGCATCGTCCAGCGCGGTTGCATGGCATGAGGCGAAGACCTCCAGCCTGTCCAGGTTCTGTGGATCCTCGGGCTGCGGCGCGATGCGGCGGTTCCTTGGGCCACCGCCCGGGAGCTGCTGTCGCTTGTGCCATGGGATTTCATTCGCCGGGCCGAGCGCGCTACCGATCACGGCTCCGGCCAGTCTCGGCTTGTAGATGACCTCGACCCAACAATGGATCACACGCGCCTCGGCCGAGAGCGCCCAGAGCGTCAAGGTCCAGGGCTGTTCCGTGACCTGGCCCGTGCCGGTTGTGGGATCGTAGGCGTCCTGAACGAAGCGCCAGTCGTGCCAGTGATTGCCGGGCCATGGGAATCTCGGGTCGATGACCTTGATGCTGCCGAACTTCGAGCCCACGAGCTTGAGGTCGAAGGCCGTCGTGCCGGCCACGAAGTTGATGTCGGGCCTGCAGATCGCTACACCCAGTGGCATCGCCGGCTCCGAGTTCCCCACCGGGTAGCTGTACTTGGCGAAGCGCATCTCGGCATGAAGTTCTGGAGATGTGGATTCGTGCAGCACTACGCAGGCGCGCATCGCGAAGACATCGCCCAGCCGCGGCGCATCACGCGAGAACTCGACGGAGAGTGTTTGGCCGACCGGAATCCTGGCGTAGGTTTCCGGGTCTCCGGTGTAGCACTCCTCGACGTCCAGCACCCCGGCAGTCGTGCCGACCGCATGGCCAGAATAAAGGCTGCCCAGGATCTCGGCCTGGCGCTCTGGGGCCAGGGCAATGGCGGCAAGGCTCCCCGGCCAGAGACCCGTCTCGGTCACGAACTTCGGATTGGTCCGGTTGACATAGAAGGCGTCGGCCTTGGCGAGAGGGTAGGTCGGGCCGGTCGGATCGCCCTCCTGCTCCACCCAGCTGCCACAACCCGCGAAGAGCTTCTCAGTCGCATCGTACCCTACGCTCTGGTCCGAGACGAAGACCTGCGCCCGGTCGAGCTCCGAGTTCCAGGAGAAGAGGCTCTCGTAATAGATCCGCCACTGTGAACCCGGGGTCGTGTCCTGGAACTGGCCTGCGCTCGTCGGGTAGCGCAATCCATTCAACGGGCGTGAGAGCTGGATCGTCGGGGTATTTCTATCCCCAACAACGAGGAGCGCCTGACGCATCGTCTGAGCGTGTGCCGAGCCCGACCTGCGGAGGTATCTATCGGCCGCAAGCGTGAGTGGCGCGCAAGGAACCTTGACGCCGAGCAGGTGCGGAAGGATGCTCGCGAGCCCATTGCTCGGATCGAAGATGCCGGTCGAGCCCCAATCCTTGACGGCGGTCGCGTCGAATCGCCCGATGGCGATGGGCACGACAAGCCCGAACGAAGCATCGGGCAGCTTCCCCTCGTCTACCCCATAGTTCATGGCCCCCGGCCCGACCTCGAGCACCGGCAGCTCGATCAGATCCTTCTTCATGTCCTGGCACCGGAACTCGACCGTCTCCGGCGTCGTCTCGAAGCCGACCACAACGCCCTCGAAGGCGAGTCGCGACAGCCAGCCCGTCCCCTCCTTGGCGTAGATGTAGATGTAGACCTGTTGGCCGATGACGTAGCAGTCGCGCAGGTACTGGGTGATTGAATCGACTGTCGAGCCTGCCGCGAGCGCCGTGTTGCGGATGATGATCGTCGCCTCGTGGGACTGAATCTCTACCGCCGGCGCGCCCTCGACGATGATGTCGCCGAGCTCGACGAGCCCCTGCTGGAAGATGGCGCCGGGCTCGACGAGGGCCGACTCGGCGACAGCCAGCGTTCTAGAGATACCGGGAATGCTGCCGCCGGCGTTTGAGAACGAGATCGAATAGTAGAGATGGTAGGGGCCGAGAATGATCGTCGCGGCAGCGGTCACGGTGACCGTCGTGTAATAGACGTCGCGCGTCAGCGTGTACGTCCCGCCGCTTCGAGTAGCGCCTGCCGGATCGTGACCCGAGAGGCCGTCGAAGAGAGCGACCCCATCTACGCCGGAGCCGCCAATGCCCACGCCGAGGCCCGAGAACAGGAAGAAGGCCCCGATCCCATGCGGCGTGTTCGACTGAGACGATGCCGACTGGAAGCTGGCGGGCGTGCTCTGGATCTCGTCGATCACGTCGCCCGAGAACTGGACGCGCGGCAGGCCATCGGCAAGCCCGCTGCCCGAGTCCGTGACCGAGACGTGCTCGGACCAGAGAAGCGGCTCCATCCACTCGAAGTTGTCGGTCTCGACCACCTGAACCCTCTCGGACCAGTCAAGCGTCAGCGAAGTCGTGTTCGTGAAGTAGAGCCTGGGCGCCACATAATCGACGCGCCATTCGGGGTTGTCGATGATGGAGGTGCCCTTGGACATCACCTCGATCCTAAAGACCGGCGACTGGAGTTGGGCGCGGGTCCAAGCGTGGCCCCAGGTGTCGGTCGCGCCGCCGAGGGTGTAGGTCGCTATCGCGCTCGTGATCGGACCCGTCGTCTTGGCCGAGGTCCAGCTCGTGCCACCGTCCCAGGACAGGCGCACGCGGAGCTTGAGGACGCCCGAGCCGCCCGTCTCGTCCTTGTAGGCATCCAGCCTGATCTCGATCCCGTCCACGTCGAGGGAAGAGGGCAGGGCGGCGTGATCGAAGCCGTAGAGCTGCTCGGCGAGATCGGCGGATGTAATCGAGGCGTAGGCCATGCGTCACGCCAGTCCGTTGCGCGTCTTGACGCTGGCGATCGCGAGCCCGTTGACGGTCTTGACGCTGGCGACGGCGAGGCCGTTGAAGGTTTTGATGGCCGAAGTAGCGGCGACCGGCCTGAAGGCCATGACGATCGTCAGGTAACGGCCACCTGTAGTGTTGGTTGTGAAGGTCGCAGCCACAGACCCGGCAGTTGCAAGGACCTTGTCCTCGAAGGTAGTAGGTGTTATCGTGGTCCACGAGTCACCGCGGCGCGAGTTGTAGTTGGTCCCAGCGGTGATAACCGGCGTGGCGCTGGATGGAATGATAGATGCCCCCACGATATAGGCGTTGTTCGTGACGGTCGTAACGGCAGTTGAAGTAACTGCGTCGGTTGCAGTGCCAGGGCTAGCCTGATTGTTCCCGACTCCAGTTACATCGGGCTGGGTCGTCGTGTTGCAGGGGCCGCACTCTTGGATGTAGAGGCCACGATACGATACGTACTGGGAGCCACCAAAAGTCACGGTCACAGTCGGCTTGACGCCCCCTGCCGTGTTCTTGAAGAAAAACGCGGCCCACATCTGACCGTCGGTCGTATCATCAATGATCGGCCCGGCAGTCCAAGCGCCGTTTGTGTTATCGGCACAGGTCGCAGTCTGGGTATTGGTCCTATCCCAGGTCACAACGCACCAAAGAACGCTACCGGCTGTCAGGTTCGCAGTGGAGTAGGCAAGCGCAATCGTAGTGGCGTTTGGGGCACTGGGATCAGCGCTGATCGCGTCCTGTATCCATGCCGGATTGGCCATGAGTCTCCTAGAACTCGATGACGGCGCCCTGGAGCCGCTTGATGATCGGTTCGTTCGCGAGACCGGCAAGCACTACCTTGCCCATCTTGACGATCTCGGCCTTGACCTCGTAGTCCGAGACCACGTCTCCCTGGTCGAAGTTGAAGGTGTGGTCCTTGGTGAAGCCGGTCTGGTCATCGGCATAGGTGACGACCACATTTAGCGTCCGCTCGATGCGCTCGATCGAGGTGATCGTTGCCGTGAAGGCCATGTCTCCTCCTATCATGTGTGCGTGATGTAGCTGTTCTCGGGGCAGAAGAACAGCTCATCGCCCGTATTCGCGAAGCCCGCGATGCGAATGACCACGTCGGTTGTCGTCGGCTGCGTCGAGGTCACGAGCCCTGGCGTTTCGCTGATGTAGACCGGGGCGCCGATGGTCATGGTCGGGAACTTGGCGAGGGCGTTGACCTTGCCCCAGAGCAGCATCTTGGTCGCCGCATTGTCATTGCCCGCGAGTACGCAGATGCCGATCTTGCCGCGCGAATCCCCCGAGGAGCCGGCTGCGGTATTGGCATCGGTCAGATACCACTGGCTGTCGGTGACGAAGAACTGACAGAGGTCTCCGAAGGCCAGCGTGGCGCCAGCGGTGCCCGCCTCGGTGATGCCGCAGTAAGTCCCGTCTGCCGAGAGAGCGGTATCGAGCTGAATCTCGGCGTTCTCGGCCATGAGCGCCGCACCCGAGAGCGTGGGGGTTGTGAGTGTCGGGCTCGTGCCGAAGACGAGTGCCCCGCTGCCCGTCTCGTCCGAAATGACGCCCGCAAGCTCTGACGAGCTGGTAGCAGCATGAACCGAGAGCTTGTCCGTAGTAACGACGAGTGTCTTGCTGGTTGGAATCGTCGTGCTGTTGACGCTGGTCGCCGTCGCAGCGCCGATAGTCGGCGTAGTCAGCGTGGGACTCGAAGCGCGAACGATGGCCCCGGTCCCCTGAGCCGAGGCGCCGCCCAGCGTATCGACCATTGCGGCGACGGTCGTATCGTCCAGGACAGTGCGCGCCGCGGCGGTGACCGTTGCCGTTTGAGGCACGCCGGTCGAGGCTGTCGTGCGCACGATGAAGAGATCCTGGGCGAGATCCGCCATCTTGGCGAGCGTGACTGCCGCGTCGGTGATCGTCGTCGCGTTCCCAGCGCTCGTCACTGGCCCGGTGAGATTGGCATTCGTCGTGACGGTGGCTGCATTCCCCGTAATATTGGTCTGGTCGCCCGTGTTCGTTCCCGAGGAAGTTCCCGAGAAGGTGCCGCTCTGGGTCGCGAGCGTGCCCAGGCCGAGGGTCGTCCGCTGATCCGAGGCCGCCGCATCGTCCAGGAGCGCCCGCCCGGCTGCGGTACAAGCGATCTCCTCTACATCCCCAGCCCCGGTCGTCGAGCGCCCGAGCACCTTGTCGGTGGCCGAGACGTTCTGGATCTTGGCGTAGGTGACTTGGTCGTCCGCGATCTTGGCGGTCGAGACCGACCCGTCGGTCGGCGTCCGCGTATCGCTCAACCTCGAATCGTTCCCAGCACAAGCTGCGGTCGATGCCGTGCCCAGGGTCCGCAGGCTCCCGGTGCCAGCGACGGCGTCAACGGCCATCGCGTCGCCACCGGCAGGCTCATGGCTCGCGTGGTGTCCGGTTGGAACTCTTGAATCGGACAGCCGCGAATCGCTGCCCTCGCAGACGGTGCCCGAAGTTGAACCGAACGCAACAGCCGTGCCGTCCTCGGCGCCGCTCGTGACATGGCGGAACCCGGTCCCAGTGGGCGCACTGCCGCCGCTCGGTGGCACCTGCCAGCTCGAATCCTCGCGCAAGTATTTCGTGGTTCCAGCGGAAGCGCCCGGATCGGGCACGCCACCGCTCGCATGAGAAGCGCCAGAAGCGAGGAAGTCCGGCACCCAGCCCTTGTCGAGCTTGCTGCCGGCGCCAGCCTTCGGGATGGCATTCGCGGCCGGACTGGCCGCCGCCACCTCGTCAGAACCGCCATTCTTGTGGCTTGTTGAATGGGCGGTCGGTGTCCTCGCATCGGAGAGCCGGCTGTCGTCGCCGGCGCAGGCCGTCGAGCCGCTGGTCCCCAGAGCGGGCGACCCGTGAGTGTGGTCGTTCCGAGCGTAGTCCGTGCCGGCGCCGACAGCGGCAGAGATGCCGTAGGTCGTCTCGCCGGCGACAGTTGTGGCCGGCGTGCCGCCCGTTCCAGCAGAGGCCAGGACGTCCCAGTAGGTCGCGTTCGGTGGCGTGTGGTTCGTGTGGGGCAAGATGCAGATGTAGCTCGCGCCAGCGACCGACGTGCCGTCATTGACGACGTAGGCCGTTGCTCCAGACCAAGCGCCTAGCCAATTGAGGCCGGGAGGGCCGGGGAAGCCGACCACGACCTCGTTGCCGCTCGCATCGTACTTGCTCATGCCGTCTTCACCGCCCCGCCGATAAAGTAGGCCACCTTGGCCGCAGTCGTGGTCACGCCTTCGATGAGATCGCCCGCCGAGAGCGGCAAGGACTCGCTGCTGATCTCGCGCTCGTTCGTGTCGAGAGAGGTGCGTATGTATTCGACGCTCGTGCTCCCCGATCGCTTGATGTAGATAACCGCCAGCTCGGCCGTCGTGTTCCGATTGAAGAGGGTCACGAGCTTGACCGCCGTCTCTTCAGTCGCTGTGTAGAGCGTTCCCTTCGTGGAGGGCAGAGTCCCGTCGGCAAGGCTTTTGATCTCTACGGTTGCCATGCGAAGAGTCCAGTCATTAGCGGGTCCGTGGTCCAGTCGCCGACAGGGAAAAGCGAGTCCTCGGCCCAGAAGTCGAGGAGCATGAGATCCACAGGAATGCTGGCAGACGGGGCCGCAGTCGCAGGCAGCACCCAGGGGCGCCAGCGAGCGTCGTGGCCCCGCCAGGCGACGCTTGACCGCGTCTCGACGGGAAGTGAGTGCACCCTTCCCAGGTATGTCGGCTCAGTCGCTCTCAGCATCAGAACCCCAGAATTAGGATGTCGTCGATCGAATCGGCGGTGACGCTCGGCACTATCACGGGCGGTGCCTCCTCTGAATGCAGCGCGTTCTCGGGCGACGTCCAGTCCGCCGAGGTAGCGGCATCCCCATCCTTCCAGCCCAGCGTCTCGCTCATGTGACCCCCAGGCGCATGTAGACTGGCCCGATCCCGAGGCTCTGTCCCGCGCCCTTGATCTTCGGAGCGAAGCCGGAGGCGTAGTTGAGCATGGTGCCGCCGGATGAGGCATTGAATATCGCGAACTCGGTCAGCGTGCCGGTCCCCGTACCGACCGGAAGGGTCGCCAGGTATAGAACCTCGTTGTCGGCGGCCCCGGTCCCCTGCTGCGGGTATCCCGAGTCGAGGGCCACCCTCGCGATCTCATTGGCAAGCGTGGTCGAGGCCGCGGTCTGCCCTGTGCCCGTGCCGACCGCGAGATGTGACATGGCGGCCGGCGGGCTCGCGCATTGGCGTGCCGCGAGATGCGCCTCGCCGAGCGCGGTCAGGAAGTTCGAGAAAGTCCACCGTTCCATGATGGGCGCGTCTGGCCCGTCGCCGTCGTAGAGCGTTGCGACCCAGAGGGTGCGGATCGGGACGTGCAGCGTCAACGGTACAGCTCCTTGATCGCTCCCCAGGCCCGAAAGGGCGCCCTGTCGTCGAGAACATCGGTCGGAGAGCAGAGCGAGGTAATCTCTGTCGTGAAATCGCCCTGGGGATAGCCTGCCCGCAAGCGCACGGCTCGGATGTGCGGATTGCAGAACGCGATTGAGTTGCCGGAGTTCGTATATGCGATGGATCCATCCAACCTCGGCGGCGCTTGGAGGTCTATCGTGTAGCCGATGAAACCGGTAATGGTGTCGGCCAAAACGGGCTGTATGGTCCAGTTGGGGATCGAGACGCCCATGCCCTGAAACTCGAGAGAGGCCGGGTGGTAGACGATGAAATCGACGCCGATCATGTGCTCCTGCGTGTGATTCACGACATGGAAAAAGACCTTGTCGGTTGCTCCCGGCCCCCAGGTCACCGGGTCGAAGGTCATGGTCACTTCTGCGGCGCGCGCGCTGGGCGCGACAAGCAGCAGGATCGCGAGAAGCGACTGCAACCTCATCGGTAAATCTCCTTGAAGTTCGACCAGCTCGCGCGCATGGGCGGATCGACACCGAGATCCGTGGTGCTGGCGCACGTCGGCGTGTAGTTCGCGTACTCGACATCGACGGTGCCGGTTATCAGGCCGCCGAGAACACACGCTGCGATTCCCACTCCCAGCCGCGGGCGATTCCAATGCATCGCTGTTCCGATATAGCTGGCGGGCCAGTAGTGCAGCTCGTCCAGGTTGGCCGGAAATGAGTCGCTGTGCCAGCGCCTGGTGGCTGGACAAAAGAATCCGCCGATACGCCACCCCGCATCCTGAAAGAGATCGGCCCAGCCGGTTGGAAGGCTCTGCTCAGTCAGTGCGAGCAGCGTATCGTCACCAGCCGGGTTCTCGACCGCGATCTGTATCGCCATGACATTGGGTGCATGGGCGATCACCTGGAGCGAGGTCTGCTCATCGCCGAGGCCAGTCTTCATCAGGAAGGTCACGTCTGCCGCCCGTGCCGCCCCAGCACAGAGCGCCAGCATCAATCCGATCAGTACGCAACGAGCGGGCACCCAGCCCATGCGGCGCGGCTTCATGTGGCTCCCGTCAGGTGCAGGGTCAGGTCGTAGCGGTGATTCGTGGATGCGAAGCCGCTTCTGGCATTCGACACCGGCCTGTCGAGGTAGCCGAAGAAGTGCTGATTGCCGCTCGGCATCTGGTTCTGGACGAGCTCGGGCGGAATCACGCCGACGATCTTTCGGGCGTTCCGCTCGCCTATCTTCCAGGCGATGGTCTTGTAGTCTATGTGCGTAAGGCGCGAGAACGAGACCTCCAGTTCCTCGCGGTACTTGGCGGGACCGGGCGCCAGCCACTTGTCCCCACCCAAACTCTCCGAGAACTCCATCGGGACTTCGATCGTCGTGAAGATCGCGCCGTCCGTGGCGTTCTTGGCGACCTCGTAGATGGGGCCGAGGAAGATCATGCCGATCTCAAAGGCGGCGCGGGTGTCCGAGGCCGAGGCCATACCGAACGTGACCCGCCAGTGCGTCGGCCCGCCCACCGCTCCGAAGCGCACGAAGAAATTGCAATCTTGGCCCGTGACACCCGTGAAGTCGAGGAGTGACACCGTGGCGGTGCCGACGTTCGTCCAGCTCGTGCCATCGCTTGAATACTCGACCTTGACCGTCTCGTATCCCCGCGAGATGAGGTTGTGGGCGCAGACGCCGAGGCAGGCGAAGGCGACGGACGGCGAGGCCAGATCGAACTGGATGACCCGGTCGCTGCCACTCGTGCCCCTCGTCATCAACTTGAGCTTCGGGTCGGCATACTTCAGGTTCTCGGCCGGGAAGTTGCCGTCGGCCGTGATGTTCGTGAGCGTCACGCCGGTCACGTTGTCGGGCGTGATGGCGTTGTCGTAGCAGAAGACGAGCCTGGACTGAGTGACGTAGGCCATCAGAACCGCCCCCTCTGCTTGCGGAGCTGTCGCCCGAGTTCGCCGCGGCGGATGCTCTGAGCGATGGACTGAGAGTCGGGCGTGATGACCGTGATCGGCTGGGCGCCGGAGAGCTGCCCGCGCGGCGAGAAGCGGTTGATGAGATCCGACCCCGGCTCGATCTGAAGGTTCGATGCGAAGGTTGGGTTGCGGATCGTTTCCCGCGCCCGGCCGATCTGCTCGCGAAGGAAGGCCGCAGTCGCGGGCACCTCTTCCCGGCGTTGGAGCGGCAGCGGCCCCGGCCCGGGCAGGATCGGAAGGGCTGGAAGTCTCCCGCTACCCGGCGCCGGGCCCGTACGAGTCGCGGCGAAGGCGCGAGACGCTTGCTGAAGACTCGCCTGCAAGGGCGCCGTCTCGAACATAGAAGGCTGCACCGGCGGGACACGGAGCGTCGCCCGGGTCGAGGCGGACTCCGGCCCGGCCTTGGCCGGTGCAGCCAACTGCGGAGCCACGAGCCGCGGCACTTGCGGCTTGCGGTCGAGAACGAAGTCAGGGACGGCCAGGCGCATCGCGTCAGGCTCGCCACGCAGCACGAACGGAGGCACGTCCATGTCGATGGACTCGGGCACGCCCGATAGCTCGATGGCGGGGCTCTTGGCGACGAGAGCCTGCCGAACCTGTTCCACGTGAAACTTCGGGACGACGGGAACGGCTGCGGCGTCTTTAAGCGCAAGGTGCGGCGTCACGACGAGAGCCGCGATGCTGGCGGCGAGTCTCAGCGACGGCTGCACGCTCAATGGCGTGAAAGGCAGAACCTTGGCGCGCGGCGCCGGCAGCGTCACCGTGTCGGGCGTCGAGAAGGCGAGGTTGACGGCGATGGGGCCGGTGACGCTCGGCAGGATCGGGACGTTGAGAGGCACCGGCGCGACGATGGGCTTGAGCTGCGGGACGGGCAGCGGTGTCGCGGTCGGCTTGTTCTCGGGCGGGAGGACGGCCGTCGAGTGGAGGCCGCTCGCGTCCTGGAAGAATTTCTTGAGAAAGCTCCCGGGACTGAAAAGCCCGCCGATGGCGAATAGCGCCTGAGCAGCCGCCAACCGCGCGAGCTGCTTGATCGCATCGTCGACGAAGGTCTGAAACACCTTCTTCATGGCGTCGCCGAAGCTCGTGGCCTGGCCCAAGATCCCACCGAGCGCAGCGGCGAAGCCACCGGACACGGCGTCGAGCGTGATGCCCTGCATGCTCTTGTTGAAGGCCGCCGCCGCCTGCTCGCCGGCCGTGGCCACGCGCGCCCTGGCCTCTTTCAGGTCCTTGTCGAACTTCCGCAGGTCCACCATGGGGACAAGCTCGAGGATCCCGAGCGCCCGCAGCGTGTCTATCAGCCGGGCGTAGTCGGCTTCGGCCTTGGTGACGGCGCCCGCCTCGAGCTCCGCATGGATCGGGGCCGTGGCCTTCGAGAAGAGGTCGCGCACCTTGTCGGGGATTCCCTGGTCGATGAGCTGCAGCTCGACCGGGACCTTGACGCCGAGTTGCTGGAAGCCGAGAACCTGCTCGTGGATGGCCTCGATGTCGGCGCGGACGGCCTCGAAATCGAGGAGGCGGATGTGGAGGTCCAGCGCCTTCGAGACTTCGATGCCCTTAAACACCGCCCCGAGGCTGGAGGCCACTGCGTCGGCCCGCTGCTTCGTTTCGTCGAGGATGGCGCGCTGCGCGGATCCTGCGGTCGATGCGTCCGCGTGCGCGGCCCGCCAGGCGTCTCCGATGTGGCCGATAGCCGCGGCCTGCTTTTCGACGTCACCGCTCGCGACTGCCGCCTCCATGGCTTGCTGCAGGAGCGCGGCGCCGGCCGCCGCATCCTTGACCGCCGCGGCCTGGTCCTTGAAGGTCAGTAGCTCGACGGGGTTCTTGCCGATGTCCTGAAACAGCGTCACCGCGAGCTGGGCGAGCGCCTGCCCGTCGCGCTTGGCGGCTTCGAGGTCTAAGCGCACCGGCATCGTGATGCCGGCCTGCTTGGCGAGACTCGCCCGGAGCGCCTCCATCTGGCCCGTGAGCTGCGGCACCGCCTTCTCGGCCGCGTCGATGGCGCCCGAGATCGTGTCGAACTGACCCCTCAACTGTTCTGCAGAAGCCTTGCCACCCGAGACGAGCGTGCCGAATCCAGAGGCCAGGAGCGCGACCGCGCGGGTTACGTCCGTGGCATCGGCGTGGAGGAGAAGAGGCGGCGGCTTGTGGTCCAGCTCAGCGCGTAGGAGCACGACCTTGTCGATGGCATCCTGGAGCGGGCCGAGGGCGGGGGCCTCGAACTCCAGGATGGAGCGCTTGCCACGGAGCTTCGTGAGTTCGGTCAAGATGCCGGCGACGACATCGCGAGCTACCGCGCCTGCCTGCGAGGTATCATTTGCGAGCTGTTTGAAGATGTCCGCGGCCTGGGTGGCTTCCTTGTCGAGCTGGTCGGTCGGGATCAGTGGTCCCTGGGTCGTGACGGTGGCGCGGAGCGTAAAGGCCAGCTCCCGGGTTTTGGCAAGATCGTGCGGGATGTCGGCCTTCAGGTCGGCCAGCACGGGGAGATGAATCGCAAGCCCTCCGCGGGCGATCTCGGCATCGACCTGTCGGCGCAACTCCTCAACGTTGGCGCTGACCGGAATGATGGCCCGGCGCGACTCGATCCCCCGAAGAATGCCGTCAAGCGTCTTCAGGTCGGACTCGAAGGCGATCGGCAGGACCCTGGGTCGGAGCGCTGTCTCCAGGCTCTTGATCTGCTCGTCGATCGTGCCCTTCTCGAACTCGACCCTGACACGGAGCGCCTTCTCGCCCTGGGCGAGCAGCCTATCGAGGGGGCCCGTGTCGATGGCTGGGAATACCTGCTCGGCCTGAACCTCCAGCCGCTTCGAGCGGATCGCTTCGAGGACGGACAGGATCTCCTCAGCATTCCCCTTCTTGAACGCCAGCTCGATCGTCGGGAGGCGAAGCCGCTCAATGGTCTTGAGATCCGCTCCGAGCCGTGCAAGCGGGCGGCCCGATTCGCCGAGGCGGATCATGTCGGCCGCGAGCTTATCGACCTGCTGGCGCGCATCCGAAGTCGCTCCGCCCGCGATGTTCTTGAACAGCAGGAAGGCGTTGATCGCCTGAAACAGGCCGGCGAGCGGCACGATAAGCGGCTTGCCGAGCGTCTCAGCCATGTCAGACCACTGGTTCTTGAGCCGCGCCACGGCGCCGGTCAGCGTATCGGCCTGGGCCGCCGCCGATCCGCCGAGGTTGGCCTCGACCTTGGCCAGGACTGCGGCCAGCCGCTCGCCCTTCGGGATGCTGTCGTCGATCGAGATGCCCAGCCGTTGTAGCGATTCGACGTTGCCCTCGGCGGCCTTGGTGAGCTGAAGAGTGGAGGTCTGCAGGTCCACGCCCAGCACGGCCGACAATTCGACGGCGCCCTGCACGGCACGCTTCAACTCGGCGCCGCCCAGCCTACCGACCTGGGCGAGGAGTGCGCCTGACGCCAGAATCGCCTCGTCCGACTGCGTCGTCGTCGCCTGCAGCGCCGAGGCGAAGGCCTGGAAATCGGCCGAGGCTTTGGTCGAGAACTGGCCGAGAGACCCGAGCGCCACGTCGAACCGGCGAATCGCATCCTCGGAGGCGGAGGCCTCGTCCACCATGTGCTTGAAGGGCAGGACCAGCGCGCCCACGGCAAGCCCGACACCGCCGGCCACGAACCCCAGGCTCGCGAGCTTGCCGATGAGCGACCCGGCGCCGCCCTCGAGCGCGCCGAAGAGCCCCTTGAGCTGCCCGCCGGAGATGCCAGCGGCAGCCCTCTCGACACCGCCGAGCTCGGCCTGCAACGCCTTGAGCTGGCCCCGCAGGCGCGTCGGTTCGGCCGCCGCCTCGAGCGCTGCGATCTGGTTCCGTAGCGCCGTGACGTTCTGAGTCCCGACCGGCCCGCTGCCGATCTTGGCGACTGCGGCGCTCGTGGCGTCGGCCAGCAGCTTCACCTCAGCGGCCTGCGCCCCGAGCCTCTTGAGCTGCGCCTCGGCGGTCGGGTCGAGCTTGGTCGGGATGAAGATCGGTGGGACGGCGGCACCCAGGAACTTGATCTTCGCCCGTGCCGCGTCGAGCGCCGCCTGGTCGACGACCGGGCTCACGCTCAACTTGAGCGCACCGGCCTGCTGGACGGCCAGTGGCGGCACCACAATCGGGGGCACCTTGATCGGCGGGATGACGACGGGCGGGACGTGAATCGCCGGGATGGGGGGGATCGTGATCGGCGCGACCGGGATGACCACCGGCCCAAGGCCGAGTTCGCCGAGAATCCTTGCCTTGGTGGCCTCCAGCCCGGCCACATCAACGGCCGGCGTTACCGGGACGGAGACATCAAGGCCGAGTTCGCCGAGAATCCTTGCCTTGGTGGCCTCCAGCCCGGCCACATCAACGGCCGGCGTTACCGGGACGGAGACATCAAGGCCGAGTTCGCCGAGAATCCTTGTCCTTGCAGCCTCGAAGCCTGCGGCATCCACGGTCGGCGCGACGATAACCGGCGGCACGACAATCGGCGGCAGCGTGACCGGCGGGATGACGATGGACGGAACCTTGACCGGGGCGTCGAGCCGCTTGAGGTCAGTCCCGAGCTTGAGGACGCTCGCATCCAGACCCGCGATGCTGGCCTGTTGCGCAAGAGCCGCGGCTCCCAGCCCCTCGATCGAGACGGCGGCTTGTTCCGTATCCCGCGCCGCCTGTTGCACGCCCAACACGCGGAGAACGAGAGACAGTGTTTCGTCTGCCACGTGTCACCTACCCCTGCGAAGCCCTCTTCGCCTCCTCCGCCAGTACATCCAGATGGGCACGGAAACAGGCGAGGTCGAATGTGAAGATGCTCGTGTCAAGCTCGACTCCCTGGGGGAGCCTCACGTCGAAGCCGTACTCGAATGGCGTCCTACCGTACTTCTCGGCCATCGCCGAGATCGTTGCCAGATCCCTCCAGCCTTGAAGCCCCTTCTCGAAATCCCTTGCCGCTCGCGACGCTGCGAACGGCCCCTCCTTCGTTGAAGTCCGTGACCAGGATCGTGAAGCAGCGGCTGACGTTCTGGTACTGGTCGAACTCGTCCATGGGAAGGTCTGCGGGCCCGGCCTCGATCCCCGGAGCGGTGAGTCGGAGCGGGATCCACTCGCGTCTCATCGTTCCGTCTGGCGCGCGCACGACCGCCTCGGCCGACTTGACGGCGAGCTCCAGCATGCGCCGGCTCCAGTCGTGGTGCTCGACGAGGAAGTCGGCATCGCCGCCCGGGTCCTGGATCGGGTTCTGCGCTCTCGAGACGATGAGCGGGAAACTTCTACCCTCGCGGGCCCAGACGGCGGGCGGCGGCTGCCACATGCGGATACGCGCCGGGAGGCCGTCGGCCAGAACGGACAGGAGCTCGACCTCGAGCGGCTTCTTGAGCAGCGCGAAGAGCTGGAAGATGTTGTCGGGACCGTGGCCGTTGGCGAGCGCCGGCGGCTCTTCGATGCGCGGTACTTCGACCCAAGCGTTCCCGGTTGGCTCCAAGGCAGAGCCCCCTTTCTTGATCTGCTACGGTCCTGCGTGCCAGGTCACTCGCACTGCCGCGAACTCCACTTCCCAGCGTGGACTCGTGAGCGTGCCCGAGCCGGTACTCTTCATGCGGATCTTGAGGTCGGAGAGGTCGGCGCCGAGCGCACCGCCCAGGCCCCAGAGGTCCCAGCCCGTGGTCGTGCCGCTCAGACTGATCGGCGTTTCATCCACCGTCAGGGCCGCCGATTCCTGGTACGCGGACCACGTCGAACCGGCATCAAGAGAAATGGCGGCTGAAATCGTGTAGGTGCCCGAGCCGACCGCGCTTGCGCCCTTCCTGGAATCGAGCCGCACCTCGATCGTCTCCAGGACGCCGTCGCTGAAAATGCCAGCCACGGGATCGTCCAGGAGCCAACTGAAGTCGCTATAGGTCTCGACCGTGTTGATCGTCGTCGTATAGGCGAAGTCGGCATCGTCGGTTTCGACGTTCGCGCCACCGGTCCAGTTCGAGGTGTCCTTGGCGGCCGGTGGCACAAAGGCGGTTTGGACCTGCGGGGGAACGAGAATGTCCGTGGGCGGCGTGGCGGCGACGGCGCCGGTATTGACCGCGTCCAGCATGTCCGACACGGTCTGGATCATCCACTGGCCGGTCTGCGCCGACGGACTGGCGCCCCAAGCATACGATGCGGCGGCGTAGGAACCGTTCAGCGCCTCGAACTCGACCGGATGCGGCGGGTTGCCGACTGCCGACAGGTTTGGCCGACTCGACTTCCAGCGTACCGAATTGAGCCAGAGGTCGAAGCAGAACGGCATGCTGGCCCCATCGGAGCCGCCGGTGAAGGCGTTCGTGTCCGAGACGTAACGCAGCCGGAGCTGACTCAGGGTCTTGGCGTTGAACTCGAAGTGGGGCTTGGTGGAACCGTAGTAGTCCTGTTCCACGGCCAGCGTCAGATCGCCGGTGCACTCCCAGCGGTCGAGATGCGCCGGCTTGAGGAGCGCGTCGGGGCTCGTGATGAACGCCGGGTCGATGTCGACGTGGCTCTCGAAGTCGATGTTGAAGGCCCTGATCTCGGCGTTGTTCGCGAGTGAGGCGCCGGTCTGGAAGATGCCCGGGCACACGGGCTGCGAGGTCCTGTTCTTGAGATCCTGCAGCCTAATCGGGACGAGCGCGCCGTTGTCGTCGACCACGCCGAGGTTGGGCGTGTAACTAACGGAGTAATTGAGATAGAAACCGTTCAGGACGATACGATTGCCCGTCTGGATGGCGAGAGTCGTGGCCTGCACGTCGCGGGTCAACGTGTATACGTTTCCCGCCCGGGTCGAGAAGTTGAGCAGGTTGCCGGCGCTCGTGCCGTCGAAGTTGACGGCCGTGTCCGTTCCTGAGCCGCCATTCACGACTCGGAATCCCTGGATGGCGTAGGGCGCAAGGCCTGTGGCGGCAAGGGTAGAGAGCTGCTTGCCGATGAATCGGAATGTCACCTTGGGCCGCGAGTCCGTCGGCTGCTCCCATTTCATGCCGGTCACGAGGCTGCTCACCCAGCGGTCGATGGTGCCGGTCTGATCCGGCCCGCTCTTCCACACGCGGATCGTGAGCGGGCGGCTGACACCGCCCTCGTTGCCGACAGGCGTCGTAGCCTGGAACGAGGCGGGGAAAAACACGTGTGTCGAATATCGAGATGGAGAGCCGGTCGGAATGCTGCCGGACGGGCCACGGAAGCCGCCGCCCAGCCCCTCGTTTCCGCCGTTCAGCTCCCGCAAGAGGATGGCGAAGGCCCGCGAGTTGTAGGACGGCAGAAGCGTGATCTCGCCCTTCACGAAGCCGCGACCGTAGTCATAGCTCGTGCGGGCGCCGGCGGGGCTCGAGTACTCGTTCGGGACCGAGAGCGTGCCGCGATTCGTGGACAGCGTCTCCCCCGGGTCCGTGACCGGCGAGATGCGCTCGAACCCGGTCGTTGCGACCGTGCCCCAGGCGCTCTCGTAGGCGATCTCGATCGCTACGAAGCGATCTGAGGTGTGTACGCGGCCCATCGGAGCCTCCTAGAGCAGACTGTGCGATGTCGACGTGGCGTTGCAGACGATGATCCGCATGTCGCCGGCCGTGATGACTGTCGTCGGGCCGTTCGCAAAGGTGCCCGAGATTGCGGTAGCGACGAAGTTGGTGGGCGGCGAGCCCGTCGACTTGAGCGTCGCATCGACCTTCGACCAGTAGACGGTCGGCATCTCGATCCGCATGGCGTAGACCTTGTCGCCGAGCGCCACGTCGGAGGCGAAGACCGCGTCGGCCTTGGACGCCGTCTTGGCGTCGCCCTCCTTGTACGGGCGGTTCGTTGCGTAGTAGTCCTGTTCGAGTCTCGACTGAATGTCGAGAACCGTCTCGCGGAGATCGTTGGGCGCCGGCTGGTCGAAGGTGTCGGGCGCTGTCGCGAACGGATTGTCGGGCACGACCTTCTTGTCGAAGTTGATCGAGAACGAATCGATGCCAAGAGCGGTCAGAGTCGCGCCCGTCTTGAAGTAGCCTCCGGCGTTCGACAGGTGCCGGAACTTGGCGATCTGGGAGCCCGAGATTGCTGGGATGGCCGCCAGGCTGCCCGTCGCGAAGGTGGGCGGCTTACAGATGAAGTTGAAAGTCCACAACTGCCGCTTGTCGGAATCCTGCTGGACCTTGAACGACGTGATGACGCAGCCGAGGTAGGTCTCCAGCGTCCCCGCGTTCGTGAGCCCCGACTTCCAGATCTTGATGGAGAGGCCGACCGCGCCGAGCGCCGCGGGCGAGTACACGTGCGCATAGCCGCTGCCCGTCAGCGTCGTTCCGTCCACCCACTTGTTGGCGATGACCTGCTCGTCGCCCATCGCATAGGCCAAGAGCAGGTTGAACGCCACCGAGTCGTAGCGGGCCTCGACCGTGATCGAGCCCTTGCCGGTCGAGCGGCCATACTCGGCCGTCTCGCGGGCGCCCGTGCTCGTGAACACAGTGGGCTCGTTGATGACCCCGGATTCCTTCTGCATCGACTCGCCGGGCTCGACGAGCGGCAGGGAGTAGAAGGTGCCGGGAGCAATCACGCCCCACGCCGTCTCCTCGCCGATCGCCACCCCGGAGAAGGGATCGTTTACGTGGACGAGCATCTCTTCCTCCTCTGCCCAAGCGCCCTAGATGCTGGCGCCTTGCGTGTAGTCGTAGGTCGCGGCGATGACGAGCGTCACGGCCGCCACTCGCCCATCGAAGTCGTAGTCCGGCTCGCCGACCACCGTCACGTAGGCATCGGTCACCGTGTTCTGTAGCCTCGTGTTCTTGTCCACGGCGAGCCTCACGTCTCCGATCAAGTCGTTTGTCGTGTCCACGAGCATCGTGTCGCCTCGCGAGCGGACGAGCAGCTCCACCACGAGCGAGAGGGCTCCCACCATCGAGCCGCCGGTCAGGCTCACCCGCTGTGCCGTCTCGGCGCCGTCTCGGACTCGGACCGCGACTAGGACTCCAGACTCGCGGCGCTTGATCATGCTGTCGGTCACGATGGTCACGGTCACGGTGCCCGACAGGTCGTTGACGTAGCCGGCGCCCGGGGTCACGCCCCTGAGAATCGTGACCAGGGCGTTCAGAGCACTGCGCCGTGCGCTCATTGCGCCGCCAGGCGCCGGCGAATTACCGCCGCCACAATCCGCAGGGCTTCGGCCGCCTGGGTCCGAACCGCGTCCCGCAGGAAGAAGTGCGCCGGGATGTTGTTGTCCCGGGTATGGGCTCGAACCGTCACCGTCATCTCGGCGCCCTCGGGACCCGGCCTCCAGCGGCGGTGCACCCGCCCGATCTTATCGACGTGCTTGATGCGTCGCGGGAACTGCTTGCGCTCGGCCCGCGTCGTGTTCCTGAGGAGCAGCCGCCGCTGGTGCTCGCGCACCGGCACGTCCGTCTTGTGCGAGCCGTACTCCTGGACCGGGGCGTGGACCGTCATCGTGGTGAGAGCCGCGTCCACCTCGTCGCCAGAGGTCGGAACGGCCTGGATGCTCCAGCCACCTCTCAGCTTGTCGGAGTGCACCTTCAGCCGCTGGCCGCTCAGGTAGTTGCTGTACATGAACTGCTGGATGTGACCGCAGCCGGCCTTGGCGCCATCCAGCGCGGCGACACCCAGCCCCCGGGTCATCGCCCGAAGCCGCGCCGCGGTCCCAGCCGTTCCCGTGATGGTCAGCACATCAGGCAAAGGTCTTCTCCAGGTAGCGGTACCGTTGCAGCGTCTTGAGCGCGCTCGACGGGATGTCGTCGCGCGTGTACGAGATGTTGTCGGCGTTGTGGACTGCGGAGAGTGCATCGTGCCTCGAATCGAAGGCTCGCCGCGCCCGGGTCGCAGCCCACTGGCACACCGCTTCCTTGACGTCCGCCGGCGTCACCGAGAATCCGGCTCTGAACGTCGTGTGGATCGCGTTCACGCACCCCGGCCACCAGCCGCCGATGAGCCAGATGCGGCCTGCGTCGGCGTCGAGCTGGTACTCGGTATTCGCGAATGTCCGCAGCACCTGAAACGTCGAGTTGCCCAGCATCTGGACGTAGGAGAGAGCCGAGATCGAGACCACCGGCCAGTGCGGCAGGTCGAGAACGTCCGTGCCGTTGCCATCCAGGAGCAGGTCGAAGCTGACGCCCGGGTCGACGATGAATCTCCCGCCCGTCTCGACGAAGGTCGCGCGGTGCACGCCGTCCAGAATTGCGCCGAGCAGCGTATCGTTCGCGGAACCCGTCTCGCGCATGAAGACCTTAAGCTCGGCGACGGTCACGAGCGCGTAGTGGGCCGTCGTGCCGCCGGGAGCGGAGAGGGTTATCATGCCGCCCTCCCGTAGCACTCGACGACCCGAAGGCTGAAGACGTGGGTCTCGCCGGCGGGCGTTGCTTCCGCCGGGGTGAACGACAGGAGGTATGCGAAGAAGCCGAATGGCGCCAGGCCGTCTCTCGAGAGGGTCGAGTTCGGATAGAACTGGACGGTCGTCACGCCCACATTGGCGACATTGACCACGTTCGGAACTGGCGCCACCGTGAAAGAGCCAAGGGCGCCGAGATTCACCTCGCGATAGGCGGCCGGCGTTCCCACGCTGCTGTTTAGAACGAGATAGGGGCCAAAGAATCCACCGCCCTGATTGTTGTTCAGGAGGATTCGATCCAGCGCGGTGAGCGTCGAGGCCCCCCAGGCTTGCAGTTTGGTCGTGCTGCTGGCCGCGAATGCCGTCGGCCAAGTGCTCGGGCTCGTCGTCTTCCACAACTCGAGCTGCAGGGCGAAGAGCTTCGAGTCCGCGAGATCCACGCTGTTGTGCGGTAGCTGCGTGATGAGCGTGGGAGCCGTGGTCTGGGAGATGAGATCGTCTGGCGTTCCGTTGGGGAGCCGGTCGGTCCCGGCAGTCGTCCGCAAGATGTACAGTGGGGCCGCGCTCGCGGGTCCCCAGGTCAGGGTGCAGTTGCGAGGGGCGTGATGCACCGAGACCTCCTCAGACGCTCGGGACCCGATTCGAGGCGAGCCATATGGTCGGCCCCGGGATCAGACCCTCTGGCAGCTCGACCACGTGTTTGACCTGATTGCGGAGCCGCCTGAACTCGTCCTCGGAGAGCGCGTTGTGCTTGCCCGGCTTGAGCGCGCAGGCGTCGTTCAGCTTGAGCGGGGCGTCCGCATCCCAGAAGACGCGGAACGTCCGATGCACCTTGACCCTAGGCACGATCATGTCGCGCGGCGGCTCGTAGTTCGCGGGCCGGTGCGCCAGCTCGTCCTCTTGCTCCTTCGTGAGCGTCGAGGCCGCGGGGGCGAGAGCCTCGGTCGGCTCCGGCCCCGCTTCAGTCTTCTTCGCCATTCCCGACTCCTCTCTTCAGTGGGCCAGGGTTAGGCGTTGTTGATTGTCTGGTTGAATGGCAGGTTCGTAACGCCGGCATCGAAGACGCCCGGAGTCGTGGTCGCGAGCCCCATGAGCGGTTTGAAGTCGACGCGGGCCTTGGCCATGATGACGTTCCAGCCGACGAGCGGGAACGACTCGGTCACGATCCGCATGTCGTTAAACATGCCGACGGCCGACTGCTCGCCGTTCGCAGCGATCACGAGGCCGAGGGTATTGCCCGAGGCGCCGTTGATGCCGGCGTTCGTCGTGTCGATGCGCACGAACTCGGAGATCATCACCGGCTGGCCGTACAGTTCGCCGATCTGGCCGGTGCGGAGGGTCGCGCCGTCGCCGATCGTGTTGAGTGTGCGGAGCAGGTTGCCCGAGGGATTCGTCGAGGCGTTGGCGACGTAGGCAGCGGCACCCACCTGCTGGAACCACGTCTTCAGGTTCATGAAGTACCCGAAGCCGCGGCGCATGCCCGGTAGGCCCATGCTGGCGCGCAGCGTGTGCGCGTCGTCCACGTCGAAGATGCCGCCAGAGTTGTCTTTGGCGTAATTGGCCCTGGTGTATTTTCGGATGCCGTAGAAGGCGCGCCGGAAGTCATTGCTCGTCGCGCCGTTGTTCGCGGTGTTGAGCCCCACGTCCGTGTCCTGGTGCGTTGCGGTCTTGTCGCCATCCAAAATGGCGCGGTCGAGGGCGCGGGCGTTGCCGTAGCTCGCTTCGTCGCGTACCTCGGGCAGCCAACTGATGACCGAGTCCTCTTCCATGTCGTCGTTCCAGGCGAGATAGGTGAGGAGCGGCTCGACGTCGAACTGGACCGCCGGATACGTCAGAGCCGAGAAGAAGTTGGGGCTAAGGAAGTTCGGGTAGACTGCGCTGGGCGTCGTTCCCGTGCCGGGATCGTCGACGCCGGGAACCTTCTGAGTCACGCCGTTGCCCCAGACGCCCATCGCGTCCGCGCCCTTGATCGGGAACTTCTGCGAGTGGCGGGTGAGGCGCTTCTGCGCGAAGAAGGCTGCGACCACGAGATCGAGCCGCATCTTCTGGATGAGTTGTGCCGAGAGCAGCGTGAAGTCGAGATTCGGGATGAGCGTCGGCGACATGAGCGTCGGGCCGCCGGTCTTCTTGTACTGATCCTCGCGGTCATCGTGCTGAATCTTGATGAAGCCCTTGGCCATTTGGCCCTGGAGTTCCTCTGCGCCACCGAACCCGGCGCGCTCGCGGAGCTGGCAGTAGGTCTTGAACTCTTCGTCCTGCACCATCTCGGCCCAGACGGCTTGCGGCCCACCGGCGCGACCGAGGCGAGCGATCTTCATCCAGAACTTCACGAGACAGGCGTCGTGGTAGTTCTGAATCTGGTCGAGTTCTTCCTTGTCGGAGCTGCGCAGAATCGCATGATTCGCCGGCAGCGAGAGGACCTTCGTATAGTCGAAGCTCTTCCAGCCGCCCTTGGCCGACATCTTGTCGCCGGTGATTTCATCGGCGAGCGGCGAGTCGTCGGGCAGCGCGTGCCGGCGCGAGCGCTGAAGCTCCTGCACCTGGTCGTGCACGGCCTTGATCTTGGGGAGCTCGGCGTTGATGGCCGCGTTCAGCGCGACCTGGTCATCCTTGACGTGCTTGACGGTCTCCTGGACCGCGGCCCACCGTTCCTCGGTGAGCGTGTGCAGCTTGTTCACAGCGTCGAGCAGTTGCTGATCGGTGGTTGAGCCGACCACGGGTTCGAGCATCTCGGTTTCTCCCTTTTCCCATCCCGTGACCCTTCCCCGGAAACCGAGGCGAGATGATGATCGAATCAACACGACCCACAGTTAGTGTAACGCGGGTCGCACCAGCTCTCGCAAGTACAAACGTGCGATCGCAGAAGATACTTCGGTGTTTCGCGCCATCGACAGAGCGCCGGATGTTTCAGGCGCTCGGATCATTGACGCCAGCCGCGAGAAGTCGAGCGCCTTGGCGAGCTCGATGTGGGCTTCGCGCTGCGACGGCACGGTCACGAGGGAGTCCTCGAGCACGTCGCGTACGATGAGCTTAAACACTCCATTCTGGAGATCCTGTCGAGCGGCGAGGAACCCGAACGAGAGCTTCGACAGGATGCCGGCCTCGACCTGCTTGCGTAGGTTCTCGACGGGGTACACCACGCCGTTGTAGACGATGTCGTGGCCGCCACCGACCCAGCCTGAAACAAGGGTCGCGTGCTCGGCTGCGCTCCAGCCCTCGATGCGCCCGATCCCACCGGCATCGGGCCTGTGGTTGAAGCAGAGGACACCGGGGACGAACGCCGGCATGGCGTCCTGGAGCGACTTCTGGTCCACGACCTCGCCGTCCCGGTCGACGGTGTCGGTCGACATGATGCCGGTGAAATACGTGCGGCCCTCGGCCGTCTTCGTGCCCTTCACCTCGAAGCCCTTGTCTCGCAGCACGAGCCCGTGCTGGGCGAGGAGCTGTTCCAGTTCGGTCGGTTCCATGAGACTCCTAGTCGCCGGGCGGTTCGATGGGCGGCGGCGCTTGGATCTGGAACGTCAGCGTCCCGCCGTCGATGGGATCTTCGAGGGCGCCCGCTCGCGCGGCGCAGAGTTCGGCGAGGCGGGCCCAGGCCTGAGATTCGGACTCGGCCAGGATCACGACCCGCCCGACGAGGGCGAACGGGCTTGGAACTGTCGGCATGTCGTGCTCCTTCTTCCTGTGCTTACCGGCCATCCGCTATCAGCCCCATCGCCGAGAGGACGTCGATGAGCTGGCTCAAGTCCGCCACCGGCTGCTTGATCTGCGGTGTCGTGCCGTAGAACCCGATCTTGCCACTGCTCACTCCGACCTTGATCCCGACGGCCGGGTCTGCGGCGGTCACTCCAGCGGCCGAGATGCCGGTAGTTGGGCTGATCGCTAGATGCGTCGTCGCGCCATCTGCGCTCTTGAGCACGAGCGCCTCGGCCGAATCGCTCAGGATGGTGATCGAGTTCCGAATCTCCAGGTCACTCAGTACTTGGTTCGCCATGTCTCCTCCTACAATGCCAGCAGCACGTTCGCAGGCTTCTCGCTTGCTAGCCTGTCGTACCGCGCGATGAAGCGTTTTTGCATGCCGATGAGGTGTTGACGGATGAGGCGCTGGAGCGCGGCTTCCATTCGGTCGCGCTGGGCGGCCTTGGCGACCCATAATTCTTCGAGGGTCGGTTCGCTGAGAGCCTTGAAGCCCGCGGCCATGCGCTCGTCCTCCGACAAGTGCTCGAAGCTCGGAACAGCGCTGCAATGACAGTTAATCGTGTCGCTGCCGATCGGTTGATTGCCCTTGCCGCCGCCCTCGCGGTCGCCGGGGTAGCGCAGCGAGGCGCCCGAGCGTGGATCGGTCCAGGAGCTATCCCATGCCACGACTACGCCTTCTAGGCCGGCATGATTCGCCGCGTCCTTGGGATCCAGCCCGCGAACGTTCGGCAGTCGAGAGGTGATCCAGCGCTTGTACTCGAAGTGCGCCTGTGCGCCGGCCAGGAATCCGGCCCCCTCTTGGGCTTGATGTGTCTCGGTCGTGGCGATCCGCTCGAGCTGCCAGCGGGCACGCCGCGCCTTGAAGGCCTCCTGGATCAGGTTCTTCATGTCGAGCGAGCCGACGGGGAGCCCCGTGCGCAACCCCTCGGCGATGGCCCGGCGCACCATCTCGTTCGTGCCCGGAACGACCGCCTGAGAGATGCGAACGAGCATCGTCCTGACAAACGCCAGCACGTGCGGGTCCGTCACGTTGAACGCGCCCGAGAGCCCGGCCAGCTCGAGCTGGTGCTCGCCCGCGTTCTGCACCATGCGCCGGATCTCGGCGTCGATCAGGCCGCGAAGGATGCGGACCTCCTGGTCGTCGTCGAAGAGGTCCTCGGGCCGCACGTCCTTGCGCAGCGGTATGGGAACGACGGCCGCCTTGGCCGGTGGGGCCGCTGGCTCTTGCGGTGGCGGTGCCGGTAGCGCAAGAGGCACCGGGTCACTTCCCAGCGGGCGGCCGTGGAACAGGTGCTCGTCGGCCAGGTCGTTGTCCGACTTGTCGAGGCCCATGGCTCTACGCGCCTCGTTCAGGGTCTCCATGCCGAAGTCGAAGCGGTCCTTATGGATGAGCGTCAAGTCCTGCTCCGATGTGTTCATGGCGCGGATGCCCGAGTAGTCGTACTTGAAGACGAGGTTCCGGGCAGCCGGGAAGTAGCGCGGCAGGATCTTGGAGTTGAAGTGGTCGAGCACGATGCGATGCAGGCCTGCGATCGTGTCTTCCCAGTACAGGCGCTCCTGGGATTCAGCGTTCGTCGATAGCCCCGACGAATCCTCGAAGTCCATGAGCTTATTAGGCGGCACCCCGAAGACCATCGCGATGAGGGCGCGCTCCAACCTGCGGCCCTCGTGGTAGCCGGTCTCGTCGTCCTTGGCTCGCGGGAGGACCTGTACCTCCCAGGTGTCGGAGTTGACCACGGCATAGCGTCGGCCGCCGTTCTGTCGCCCCATGAACGTCTTGTCGAGCTCGGCATAGAGCCGGTCGCGCTTGGACTGCGAGTCGATCGCGTTCGAGGTGCGGAGCAGGATCTCGACCGGCACCCCGTTGTAGAAGAGCGAGTAGCGCCACTTGACCATCTGCTGGTCGATGGCGATCGGGTCGCGCAATCTCTCGGCTGCCGCCATGCCGCGGTATCGGTTCTTGCGGTTCGGCATCTTGAAGTGCCAGACCTGCTCGGGCGGATAGATGCGCGTCTTCCCCCCCGGCGTCATGCGCTTGTATCCGCCGATCACGAGCTGCGGGTCGGGAATCGGCTCGACCTCGCGCGGTGGCATCCAGATGAGATTCTTGGGGATGCCTGGGAAGGCGCCCTCCAGGTGCACCCAGGAGAAGTGGTTCCCGGCCATCAGCAGGTCGCCGTAGAGGCCCATCATCCAGTCGCCCGAGGTATCGGCCTCGTTCGGCTGGCGCAGCACGTCGAGCAGCGGGTGATCCTCGACCTCGTTCATGTCGCCCTGTGTCGTCTTCTCGTAGAGCTTGAGCGGGGTCTGGCTGGCGTCCTGCTGGATCGTGCGGACGCAGGCATAGACGACCGGATGGATCTGCTCCTGCTGGTCGAGTGCGTACTGATCGGGTGGGGCCTGCACGCCAGGCGACCAGACCGTGACGGCCTGCTCGCGGGCATCGTCCTGGAGAGGGTTCTTCCTGAAGGCTGAGAGAGCGGCGCGAGTTCGCACCAGCAAGCTTCCCGATCGCGCCTCACCGCCCGCGCCGCTTCTCATCTCAGCCCCAAACGAAAAGAGCCCCGGTCAGTGGCGAACCGCCCCGACCCGGGCCTTCGCTCGAAGCGTATGCCTTGCCGTCTGCCGAATCAAGCCAGATCGCGGAACTCTGGCTGCCAGAAGATGTATCCACTGCTCGTTGATCTCGCCGCGACCGGGATCACCTTGTCGAAGGCGTTCTGGGACTCAACCCGGGTGCGAATGTCGGCCCAGAGGCCGTAGATCGGGCCTGGGCCGGCTGTCGTGGCCCAGGGCGCCCCAATCCCGGTCAGGGCGCCGAGAGCGATTCTAAGGCCGTGGGCGGCCGCATCGTCGATCCCCTGCTGGATGGACGCCAGGGTTCGCTGGACGTTGTTCGTCCCCGGCTTTGCGAAGAAGAACTCGACGTATCGGTTCGGGATCTCGGCCGCAGTGTAGAAGCCCACGCTCTCGCCTGAAACGGGTGTCGAGTCCGGCGTCTTCTCGCCAGTGTTGCACCAGAAGAAGTCGGATCCCTGGTGCGAGTAGCGGGCCAGGAGCTGGCCGGTGAGCCCCTTCCAGCCGGTCCAGGTTTGCCCCGAGAAGCTACCCCGATAGGCCGTGACGTCGTAGCCAGACGGGTAGTCATTGACCGCGAAGCCTTTGTACGGCTGGTCGAGCAGGTTGTCCCAGAGCTGCATCTGATAGCGCATCGGGTAGATGACCGAGCCCGCGACGTAGTAGGGCGAATCGTGGGTGTCGAACTGGGTCACGAGTGCCTGGACGTAGTCCCCATCGCGCACGTCGCAATCGGCGGTATGCTTCGAGCCCGTCGCCGCGTCGTTCACCTTGGGGTTGGCGATGACATAGTTCGAGGGATTCCAGGTCGCCGCGCAGGGCGAGCCCGAACGGTCGTTCGACTCGTACTTGTCGATGGTGCGGGAGCTGTAGCCGTTGAGGCCAGCGCCATCGCAGCCACCATCGCCCCAGTAATTCGTATTTGGCGGGACGTGGTTCGTGTGGCCCTGGATGCAGATGTATTTCCTGGTCACGCTGTCGCCGTCAAGATGACTCACCCAGTCGCCGATGGCGTAGGTCGCCCCCGATGACCAGGTCCCGCGCGAAGTTGTGCTCGTGAGCGAGTCCAGGAAGTTCTGCTTGCTGATCTGCCGCAGGGCCTCCTCGGCCGCCGTGTACTGCGGCGCGATGTTGTGGCTCTCGAAGTTGAAGAAGAAGAAGCCGACCTTGGTGCCGATACGGCTTCGGGCCTGGATCTCGAGCACCTGAGCGAGCGGCGTCCCGATGCGCACCCAGACGTAGTCGCACATTGACGCCGCGTCGAAGAAGGCGAGCCCCTTGAGCTGGACGGTGCCCGGGTTGCTGCCGGCCTCGACGATCTCGTCCGAGGGCGTGCCACCACGGGCCACGATGCGAGCGGTCAGCGCGTCCTTCCAGGTCTGGTAGTTGTAGCCGCGCAGGAACGTCGAGGTCTGGATCTTGGCCGGCGTGTAGGTCGTCGGGTTCGCGAAGTCCCAGGTGTGAAACACCTGCATGCCGATGCGGAGCCGGTTCGTGGTCGGGGCCGGCGGTGCTTCGCCCTGACCGCGACCGAGGAAAATGTTGTGCGGCTGGCGGACCTCAATTTGGAGCGGTACGGTCCGCAGGTGGATGCGCTGCCCCATTCGTCCCACCTCCGTTGACTGGCCCCTCGCGCCAGCCCGCGAACCTCGCCCAGACTTCCCAGCCGCAGCCCAGGCAGCACGAGATGGCCGGGTTCACGATGCCGTCTGGCTCGACCGTGTGCTCGGTCAGGCTCTGCATCTTGCCGCAGCGACCGCAGCAGACGATGGCCCCCATGACTTCGCCATCCGTGCCCCAGAGCGGGGCGTAGGTCGCGGGCGCCATCGGGTCAGAGATGGCGACCCGCGACAGGAGCTGGCGGGGCTCGCCCATCTACTCCTCAGCCCTCGCCTTGGCCGCGAACCAGGCTGCGATGCGGGCGTTGTTCTCCTCTTTTTCCATGATCTGCTTCGCCAGGCCCGGCCAGCTCTCGCAGACCGCCTCGATTGCAGCGGCGCGCTCGATCCGGTATGGCAGGTTGATCGCGAGAAGTTCCTGCTCGGTGAAACGCCGAGGCTCGGTCATTTTCGCTCTCCCGCCGGCCCGAGCACAGAGACGCCGGCATAGAAGGCGTTCGTCGGGTCACCCTTGCCGCCGGCCTGGATGCGGTTGTAGCCAGCCTTGCCATCGAAGATGCCGAACTTGCAGGCGACACCGACGCCCGACACGAGCTCGGCCTTCCAGTCGTCGAAGTTCTGCCAGTAGGCTCCGCCGCCGAGTCGTAGGTAGATGTTCCCGAGGACGAAGGGCGCTTC